ACCTCGGTGCTGGCCCCCTAGTGCTTGACACTGTTCACAGCCCATGTATTCTTCTTACGGGCAATACAGCCCACAAACAGACAGACAGGAGAAAGACATGTACGCGAAATTAATAGTTTGGGAAGAGGGCGATCCGGTTCTGGCGGACGGGGGCGACGCAGAAGTGGTCCCTCGACGACACGTCATCATCGAGGGCGACCGCTTCGAATACCGCAAGTATTTGGGGCCGAACCTGAAGGCGATCCTAAAGACCAATGATATAAGCGGAGAAGTCTTGGGGCATGACTACACGGCCGCGTGTCATCACCATTCGAGTGAGCCGCCTCGACCCTATGAGGTGATTCACTTGACTGCGTGGAAGCTGGGCGGAGGGGATCCCAAGTACTACATCGCCCCACTGCATCAACTCTACGTCATGAACGACGCCGGGAAAACCATCGATTCGATGTGTTGTTTGATTAAAAACACCTCGGTGCTGGCCTAGTTTGAACGGAGTGCGGGAATGCCGAAACCGGAAGTAGCGCGAGCCAAGGGGGTGATGTGTCGCTGCGGTGGCTTTGGATCACCTGAAATAGTAGACCCGTGCATTCGCGAATTAGTGGACTGCTTGAACCGTCACGGTGTCAGAACAACGTCGAGCTGCTGCGGGCACGGAGGTTCGGGCGATGTTGTTTTGTCTCTGGATTCGATCGAGCCAAACATTGTTGCATCTGGAGAGCAAAAGGGATGGCAACTCCGTCTGGCGCCTAAGCCAGTGGTCCTTCCCTACGACGACGAGGCCATGGCGTGGATAGACGAGTACCCGACAGGTGGTAAGGGTGCGGATGAGATGTGCCCGATCGGAGCGATTGATCGGTGTCCTACCAGAAAAGCTACTTGTCTTTAGCCTTACACTCGTTGCATTGCTCTCGTCCCTTTGGGGGGCTGCTGCCCTTCTCCCACCCCTCAGCAGGATATTTGTTTTTGTCGCAGTTGCTGTGCCAGTGGTACCGGTTGTTGTCGCTGGTTTTCCAGTAGTACATCGCGTCTCCTTGGTTCGGGGTTGAGGGAGCACGGTATGCGGACAGGATGTGCTTGTCAATCAGGACGCTGGGCGCCCCCGCCGAGGCAGCGGGCCCTGGGGGGCCGCTGCTGGCGCGCCGGCCTTCACTTCGTCCAGGTGCCGGAGGTAGCGCAGCTCCTTCAGTATCTCTTCGGAGTGCTCTTTTATTTGGCAGACCCGTACGACCATACGGAGAAATCCAAGCAGCACGATCATGAAAATGATGAAGCCGACACCGAAAACCATCAATGCCAAGGTCGCGTCCATGCCGTTCCTCCGTTAGTGCTGAGCAGCGTTATACGAGAAGAGGTCACTCACCAAGACACGCGTCGAACGAAGCTGCACGCTCGATTAGCTCATCGATGGCATCCGCAATCTCCGTTGCATCAGATGCCTCTTCCAGCCACCCCACTCCACCAGAAAGAGAAATTCCAGCCTTGGTGCATGGGTTCGGCAACTCACTGCACACTACGGCGTCTGGCTGAATGCACACTACAGCGGCGTCTGTTTTGTCACCGTAGGGCCCACCCATACACCCCCCCATCATCACCAAACACATCGCAATAAAAAGTCCCCTCATGACAACCCTCCAGCCCCAAAAGAAAAGGGGCGATCGGCACGGGTTGTCAGTAGCCTCACGCCCCTCCGCTAGGGCGTGATGGGAACTACCCAACACGATAACGGTGAGCTCTAACAACCCTGATTTTTTTGCCACAGGTTGCTGCCTCGGGGTAGTTAGTCCGTCGTCAGCAGCAACACCTATGGCCACGGCCAGAATATCTGACCGCCCCTCAGCACGCAACGATTTTTGGACCCCAATCCCCAGGAGCCCTGGATATAGTATGCCTGCGCACGATTGGGTATCCGTGAAACTACGCATTGGATTTTGTGACTTTGGGGGCGGGGTGTTTTTCACGGCGCCGGTATCCCGTGCTGTGCCCGTAGTGATATGCCACCAGCACCGCCAGGGGCAGTATCACGAGCATCGACCAAAATAGATGTGAGTAGGTCAACTGGCTTCTCCTGTTCCCGCCACCGCGTCCAGGACGTCGCGCACCCACGGTGTCAGCATTCTTCCTGACCGCCTAGCTGCGGCCTTATAGGCCTCGAACTGTTCGGGCGTAACCCGCACTCGCAGGCGCTTCGTGCGGGCTCCTGGTTTTCTGTATCCGACGTGCGTCATACTGCTTTGTAACACCATAGCACGGATGTGTCAAGCAGCCTTTCACAGAAAAACAAGGTGTTGCCGGTTGACACTTGCGTGCTTTGGTGGTACAAAACATATACAGGGGGAAAAAAGGAGGGCGGGAAGATGGCTAACGTGGTGAAATTGAATACGAAAACAACAATCGTTCACATGCTGGTCGAGGGGACATCGCTACGCAGCGCGTCGAGGCTGACGGGCGTTCACCGGGACACGATAGGGCGGTTGTTGCTCCGGGTGGGCGCGCACTGTCAGCGGTTGCTAGACACGTACTGTCAAGGCGTGCGGGCGAAGATAATCGAGTGCGATGAGTACTGGACGTTCATCAAAAAAAAGCAACAGCGGCTGACCGAGTCCGAGAGGCTCCTTGGCCTCTTCGGCGACTGGTGGGTCTACACGGCCCTGGACTGCAAATCGAGGCTGGTGATTTGCCACCTGGTGGGCCGTAGGGACGCGGCGACGGCGCGGGCCTTCATGGCCGATCTGAGAGCTCGCACGGTGGGCCGGCCGGAGCTGTACACCGATGGCCTCGAGGCCTACGTGGGGGCCGTTGAGGATGCTTTTGGGACCGACCTCAAGTGCCATGCGCAGCTGGTCAAAACCATGAGCGGGCATCGGCTCAAGAGCTTAGAGACGAGGGTCATCAGCGGCGCCCCGACGAGGGGCATCACGACGAGCTACGTGGAGAGGCACAACCTCACCGCCAGAACCAACTGCAAGCGGTTTGCGCGCAAAACTAACGCCCACTCAAAGAGACTCAAATTCTTGCAAGCGGCGACGGCCCTGCACTACGCTTGGTATAATTTCGTGCGCATCCACACTACGCTCGAAATCACCCCGGCGATGGCCGCAGGCATCACCACCGAGGTCTGGGACCTGGAGGAACTGCTGGCAGGCGAGGGGCCAGCGAGGAAAGCGGCATAGGAAACGCCCGGCCAGGCATCCCCTGGCCGGGCTCATGGTTACTGAGTTGATACCTCGATAGCGACCATAAAGTCACCCATCCGAACGACTATCTGAATCAGCCGGTGGACGCGTCTTACTGCAATTTCAAACTGCATTACGTCATCCTCTTGGACGCACGGGTAACGTCGTTTTTTTCAACGTGTCCCCTTGCGTCTAGCTGTAGAATGCGCATGTTAAAGGCTGCCAGCCTTCTGCATGGCGCGGGTATAGAGCCGACGCACGCGGTCTTCACAACAACACGTAGCGTCGGCTCTGTCTTTTTTGGGATTTTGATCGGCTGCTACCTCCTTGTTCGTCGGCCCACGTCTTGACGTCGGTTTGCGGGTGGTTACGTTAGCTGTACGTAGATCAGCATGGCGTAACCGACGCCAACCCGCCGCCGGGGCTCGAAAGGGCTCCGGCGGTGTTCTTCCCCCCTGCAAATCTGGTTTTTGAATGTGGTTGGACGCCTCGCTCGGGGCGCCTGGCCTAGTGTCCGACTCGCTGATCGGGCTGGCCTTTAAGGCTCCGCTGGACGGGCCAGCGGGCAGAGGGCTTTCGCCCTGTCCTAATAAATAAGTCCGCCCGTGCCACCTGGCAACCAGCTCTTCGAAGAAAACACTATTAATTTGGATCATTTACAGCAGTGACCCGCCCGGCGCCCTCTCTCCTTGCACCTCCTCGCCCACCTCGGCTAAGCTATCCAAGCCGACCAGTGAGCCGTAGACGACGGGCCTGGCCATGCCCCGCGCGTTGCAAGCTGCCAGCCACCACTCAAAGCAAACTAGGCCAGCACCGCATGTTGTGGTACGCTGGGGCCCTCGTTTGTTTCACCATCACAAGGAGACACGATGCTTAAACTTCGATTGGCGGCCATCATGGCTGTCGCGCTCTGCATGTCCTGCGGAGCAACCCCATGGAAGCGGCTCGCCACCGGGTACAACATCGTGAGCCTGACCAAGACACTCGGCGAAAAGTTCGATGGGGCGGTCAAGAACTTCCTCACCGTCAAGCGCGCCGAGTGCAAGGCAAAGCACGCGATCAAGACCCCGGAGTTCGACAAGTGCGTGCTCCCGGCCGTGAGACTCTCCCGGGCGTGGACCGGAGAGAGGGCTGGCAAAAAGACAGGCAAGGGCGCGCTGTCCGTTCTCCAGGCCGCACAGAAGACCACCAAGCTCGCGCTCAACGGCGCCTACGACTACGTCAAGAGCAACGAGCAAGCGTGCAGTGGCGACAGCCCACCGAAGGACTGCCACGGCGATTGGAGTGTGACTCTCAAGCCCGGCGCGTGTGCGCTGTGGACCGTGGTCGACCTGGGCGTGAAGCTCGGCGCATTCGACGCAACCAACGACCCAACTTACAAACTGGTGGCCGCGTCTGTGGACGTGTTCGCCTGCGGGGGATAGCCATGCCAATCGCAGCAGCAGCAGTCGCAGGACTCGTGATCGAGATTCTCATGAAGGCCTTTCCGCCCGTCTACAAATTCATCAAGGCGGAACTCGACGGCGGCGCGGACGCCCAGAAGCTCCGGGACACGCCGGTCAACTTCAGCATCTCCTTCGGGGGAGGCGAGGGGGACGCGGTGAAGATCCAGCGCGCCGTCGAAGACGAGATGCTCGACCCCGACCAGGACTAAAACACCACCAGCAAAAATCGGCCAGGGGTGGTTTCTTTCGTTTGACTCTTGCCGGGAACGTGGTTAGAATCCAGGTTCCCAACAGGAGGCAACCAATGGAATCCCAGACATCTGCGTTCGACGACTTCGTTTCTCTGGCCCAAAAGGCGGCCGAGAAACAGCCCACGGTCCTTCGCGAAAACTACAAGACGGCGGTCGACCGCCTGCTCACCGAAAAACCCAACATCACCGAAGCCGATCTCCTTCGTGGTGTGCTGCGCGCCCTCGGCGTAGAGAGCGAAGGTGCTGACGCAATGCCAGACGACGAGTTAATCCGAGTCGTTTTGGCTGGGCGCACGGTGCTTCGGCTCCACCGCAAGCACAAGAAAGACCAGGAGGACGCCAATGTTTAAAGACCTTCAAAAAGCAATGGCGGACGCCAAGCTCCTCGGCGCGCTGGTGACCTGGGACCTCCACACGAGCGGCACCCTGCTCACCCGCTCCGCGCTCCGCGACGCGGCGGAGGAGCACGGCGTCCCGCTCGAGATCGAGGACCCGCGCCCGGAGGGCGTCTTCAAAAAGATCATGTCGGGGGTGCGCACGATCCAGAAGCCGCTGATCAGCCGCATCGTTCGGGAGGATGACGGCGTTATCGTCTGGGCGATTGTGGACACGTCGCTCGAGGGAGACGAGAAGATCGGCGACGAAGTGGGGAAGATGGTCAACCGCGCCGCCTTCCGCAAGGTCTCCGTGGCCGGGCAGCCGCTCTTTACCTTCCAGTTGGAAGACGATGTCGCGCTGGCCTGCACCGACAAGTTCGAATACCAGATGAACTACCTCGGGAACGACGACGTGCGAACAGCCCTCGGCGCAACGCTCCGCCTCTGGGGCGCCATCCGAATCCACGCGCGGATGCATTTCATCGGTCGGAGCCAGGTGGAAAACGCCCAGCGAATGCAGCTCGCGCTGCAGCAGGTCGGCACCAGATTCTGGTTGATCCCGATCCCCGACCTGATGGACTCCACGGCGAGCATCGCCCACCATGCCCATGAGAGGTTCGCCCAGGAGCTGAAGGACCTGCGTAAGGAAGTGGACCTGTGGGTGGGCGGAGAGCGCGCCCCGAGGACAACGACCCTGAAGGCCCGCCTCAAGTCCTACGAGCAGCTCCGGGGCGAGATCGACATCATCACGCAGGAGATGCATCTCGAGGCGGATGACCTGCTGGACGAGCTCGCCGGCCTGACCGCCGGTGTGGCGAAGCTGCTCGACCCTCCCAAGCCGAAGACCGACGCCGTCGAGGAGGAGGCACCCAAGCAGGAGGACGAAGAGGCCGCGACCGAGCCCGCCCCGGCGGCAGACCCGACGCCCCCGAGCCGCCCGGCAGGCCCGCCCAGCAAGGCCCTGGGCGCCCTCACCGTTCCTGAGCTGCGGGTGATGGCGCGCAACCTGAAGATCGTCCCGTTGCCCGGGACCAAGAAAAGGCTGGTGGCCGCCATCCGGGCCAAGCGTGAGGATCCGGCATGACGACGCAGCGCACCCCAGACTCAGCCACAGGCAAGGTCATCCGCCGCAACATCGACACCATTCTGGCTGCCAAGGAAATGATGCCCAAGGAGCTTTACAGTGCGCTCGGCATGGCGGCCAGTTCCTACTCACTCATGTTCAAGAACGCGGGCGGCCCGAAAACTCGCGCGCTCATGCGAATCGCCAAGGCCCTGGGAGTGAGCATCGCGGAGCTCACGAAGTGACCCCGAAGCCAGGCCTGCATTTCAACGTCCCATTTTTTGAGTACCTGACATGGGACGCCCTTTCCAACTCTGGGCTCAAGCACTTCGCCGAGTCCCCCGCGCAGTATCGGCACTGGCTTCTGATTCGAGACGACTTCGTTCCCACCGACCCCATGATCGTGGGCTCGGCCGTGGACATCCTGATCTTCGATGGGCTCGAGGCCTTCCACTCCAAGTTTTTCAAGCTGCCAGCGCATGTCCAGCGCCGGGCCGGGACGATGAAGTTCAACATCGAGCTGCTGCGGAACGGCGACAAGATCCCGCTCCCAGCGGAGATGTGGGCCAGGGTCTTTGCCATCGCCGACGCGGTCCAGTCCGACCCCGAAGTGGCGCCTATACTCGAGCGGGGAAGGTTCCAGGTGTCGTGGGTCTGGCGTGAGCCGAGGACAAAGGTGCTGCTGAAGGGCCGCCTGGATGTCTGGGATCCGCCCTGGATCGGAGACCTAAAGGTCACCGCCGACATCACACCCCGAGGATGGAAGAGGCAGATCCGCCGGCTCCGCCACGACTGGCAGGGCGCCCTCTATTGTGAGGCCATGACCGCGCTCTCCGGCGAACTCCACAACCAGTGGAGTTGGCTCACCGTCCGGGACAAGCCCGTCCACGGCCTTGAGATATACGACCTGGAGCAGAAGGACCTGATCGACTCGTGGGTCGAGATATACGAGCACCTGCAGACCTACGAAGTCTGCAACGACAACAACCACTGGCCCGCCTCCAGCGGGCTCCGACAATCAATTTCAGTGAGGAGCAATTTCTGATGTCCACCACCTCGATCGAAGTCATCGAAAAATCACACCGGCCGCCGTCCAACTTCGGCAGCTTTCTGGAGGTCGTGCAGCCACGTCTCCAGACGGTGCTTCCGGCTCACATCAACGCCGAGACGCTTATCCGCGTCGTCCAGGCATCCGGCAACCAGAACGAGCAGCTGCTGAAGTGCACGGAGTCGAGCCTGCTCACGAGCCTGATGCTCTGCTCCCAGCTCGGGCTCCCGCCCAACACGCCGCAAGGATTCTCCTGGCTCATCCCGTTCTGGAATGGCCGCCAGAAATTGCTCGAGTGCAAGGTCATGTTTGGGAAGAACGGCCTCGCCCAGCTCGTCCGCAACAGCGGCGAGGTTCACCGCATGAATTCAGGTGTCGTCTATAAGCACGAGGCGATCTCCGGAGCCTTCACGCACACCAACGAACCGCCGACGATCAACCACCGCAGCGACATACTCGCGGACCCAGCACTCTACGCGGACAAGAACCTGGTCGCTGCCTACGCCTTGATCGTGACCAAGGACGGCGCGCAGATTTTGCGAGTGCTCCGTCGGGACGAAGTCCTGAAGCGCCGCGATTCATCACAGGCTGTGAAGGCGGCCAAGAAAAAAGGATACAGCACGCCCTGGGACGATTGGGAAGCGCCGATGTGGGTCAAGACCGCGATCCGGGCCCTCTGCGGAATGCCCGAGGTGCCGACGTCCACCGATCTGGTGACCGCCCTGGAGAAGGACATCGACTCTCCCGACTTTGCCGAGCTCCAGCAGGTCACCACGCCGGGCGACGGGTTCAGGCAACAGGCGGCCCTTGGCGCCACGACTGTGATCGATACCCCCGCCTTGCCCGCAGGAGACACCACCCCGGCGCCTGCTGCGGCGACGGAGCCCGAGCCCGAGAAGCCCCAGGGCGATGGGGCCACCAAACCGAAGAAGGCCACCAAGGTGCAGACAGGCCGCCTGTGGGGAAGGTGGGCAAAGATCACCGACTGCGATCCGAAGGCCCCCGCCGACGTGGACAAGGAGTCTTTCCGGGGGTTCGTGGCGCACCGCATCGGGGAGGACAAGGCCAAGGACTCCTCGAGCTGGACGGTCGACGACTGCAAGGTTATCGGCAAGGGCCTGGACGACTTGCGGGACGGGAAGCCCGCCGGCCCCCCGGCGGACAAGAAAGAGCCCCCGGCCCCAGCTGAGTCGGCGCCCGAGCCCGCCGCCGAGCCAGCGCCGACGACCGAGGAGGATCCCCCGAAGCCCGAGATCAGCAAGTCGGACGCTCTGAAGCAGCTGAAAGACCTGAAGAAAGTGCTCAGCATGGAATGGGATGAGGTGCGCGATCTCGCCGGAGGGGTCGGGGTGACGTTCAAGAACTCCTCGAAGTGGACCGTCCCGGAGTGCCTCGAGGTGATCGAGGCCATGAAGGCGACCATTGCCGACGACCCCACCGAGGATCCTCCGCCGGCCGCCAATGGTGAGCAGCCGGAAACCTCCAGTGATCCCGAGGGTAACGAAGTCGACTGAGAAAAAGTTGGACATGTACGGGACGAAAGTGTAGCTTGGGAATTGCGATGCCACCCAGAACCACAAAAATCTAAGGCTTGACCCTCCCGGCCACCTCGCGGCGCCCTGGCATCGCAACCTTGGGCACGCGAGGACCGGGGGGGCCGAGATATTGTATTGCCAAAGGACGAACGCAACCGCGTCAAGCTGAGCTTCAGTGACGACGAGCTCAAGGCCATTGACAGGCTTTGTAGGTCGTACTCAAGGTGGGGAAAGAGAGCCTCTTCGCTGCACCACATCCTCATGGAACTGGCTGAAACCACAGATACAAATCGAGAAGCGGGCACCCGTGGGCACCTCATGGCCCCAACTGGGGCACCGTGGGCACCGGCGGGTCCCAGCGGGGCACCCGAGGTTCCATGCCCTAGCCCCGCGCGCGTGCGTAAATCTTCTCCTACTCCGGATCCAGAGAAGAAGAAGACAGAAAAGAAAAGAGGGGGGAGTGAGAGGGGGGGGGGGCAGGCCACCCTGCTCGGTACCGAGCCCGAGCCCACATCCGAACCGTTCGTGCAGGAGGTTGTGGGCCATCTCAACGAGGCCTGCGGCACCGTCTTCCCGCTGACAGACCCGAAGATCCGGGAGTTGGTGGCCAAGCTGCTGGCCGCGAAGTACACGATTGAGGACATGAAGACCGTCAATACCTGGGCCAACGAGAACTGGTCCCGGGTTAATCCAGGAGAAAAGGACTGGCGGGCCACATTTCTAGTTCCGTCGAGGCTCTACGGCGAGAAGTTCGCCGAGCATCTCGGCGTAGCCAAGGGCGCGATCAAGCGCCCCGTGGCCAACTCGGCCGGCATCCCGCTGGATCAGATGATTGGTACCCCGGAATACAATGCCCGGATGGGCTACACCGACAAGCCAAAGGGCCCGGAGTCGAAATGAGCGAAGAGGGAATCAGAAGAGAACCGGCTCACGAGCAAGCCCAGCGCGCCGTCATTGGCGCCCTGCTGATCCGCCCGTCCGAATTCCACTCCCTGCAGCTGGAGATATCCGATCTAACCCTCCCGGATTGCCGCCGAGCCTTCGAGGCCATCACCGAACTTTGGGACGAGGGAATCACCCCCGATGCCCTCTCGATCGTTGATTGGACCGAGGCCAACCGGGGTCGCACTCTGGACCTCGGTGAAATAGCTCACCTCTCGAGCTTCTCATCGCTTGCCTGGGAGACCCCGCGGTCCGCGGCCATCGTCCGCGACGCCGCCCAGGACAGGCAGGTCCGTCTCATCGCCGAGGGGCTCATGAAGTCCGACCGCCGCGGGTCGAAGCTCCTTGCCGAGGCGATGACCGCGTTCAATAAGATAGGGGACACCAGAAAAAAGGGGGCTGTTCTTCTCACCGATGCCGTCGCTGCGATTCTTACTGAGGCCGATCGACGCCAGAAGGGTGATACGGGATCGCAAATTCTTACCGGCGTGCCTGCCATTGACGATCACCAACTCCTAGATCGCGGCGGGGTCCTGACCATCGCTGGCGCCACGTCGATGGGCAAGTCTGCGTGGGTACAGTATCTTGAGGAACTCTGGGCCACGCAAGGTGAACGCATCCTGCACTTCTCAACGGAGACTCAGACCCCAAGGGTGGCCCGGAGGTTCCTCGCCAAGGCCGGCGGACTGAACAGCAGAGACTTCGGGTACGGAAAAGACAACTCAGAGACGTGGAGGGCAATGACTCTCGGTGCCCAAAAGATTCACGGGCACTCGATCTGGATTGACGACGAGAGCGACCGCGCACCCGACATGGCCAAGGCGATCCGCCGCCACCGCCAGCAGGACGGAATCACCATCGTGGTGGTCGACCACCTGCAGGAATGCATCGAGAACGAGGACCCGCGAAACGAGATGAACCGGCTGATCGCTTCGCTCCGATCGGCCTGCCGCGAGGAGCCTAAGATCGCCCTCGTATTTATCTCGCAACTGACAAGAGGGTTGGACAACCGCCCCGACAGAAAGCCGCGCCTCTCGGATTTGAAGGAGTCCGGGTCAATAGAAAATGCATCGGACGGGATCCATTTCGTATTCCGAGAGTACTACTACCGCGAGCAGGTGCCGATGTACAAAGAAGCGAGCCCGGGGGAGATGCTGATCAACAAGGCGAAGACCAGGGACGGACCCACGGGGTGGTTTGGTGTGAGTTGGGATCACAGCCGCGGCCAGGTGCGCGGGTTGCTAGCAGGAGACTTCGATGAATGACCATGAGAAAGTGGACATGAAAATCCAGCGGCCCCTAATTCTAGTCGGAGTTGACCCTGGCCGGACATCCGGGTACGGCATCCACTGCGATGACCTCAAGCGGGACTTCGCTCGGGGTTACGCCGTCCCGCACGACTGGCACTGGGGTCAGTGCAAAGGCGTGAACGGCCGGGACCTCCAGACTGAGTTCGGGTCGATCCTAGTTTTGATCTCCGCGTACTACTCCGCCGAGTGGACGATCGGAGATGAGTCCTCGGGCGAGCCCCTGATGGTGCTGAGAGGCACGGGTAAGGGCGAGCAGTGGTTCGCCTGCCCGGAGTTCCATTTCTACATCGAGGACCAGTTCATCATCGACGATCGCAAGGTCGCCAAGAGGGAGAGGATGGCAAAGCAGCGGGACGCCCTCGGGGTTGCCACGTCAAAGGGCCGCTGGCTGGCCATCGCTGAGACGTTCGGATTCCAGACCCATCAGGTGAATCCGACTGTGTGGCGCGAGGCCCAGCTCGGCAGGGGCTGGGGCAGTGTGCCCCGCAAACAGGTGAAGCGCCACGCCGTCGACCTAGCGAACAACATCTGGGGGCTCGGCCTGAAGAACAACCAGGACCACGGCGCCGAGGCGAGGTTCATCACCGAGTACGGGTGGATCGAGCAGAGCCAAATACGCCGCATGGCGAGGGCCGGCCGGTGACGAAGGCTGAGGCAGAGAGGATCCTCGAGTCCATTGAGACCACGTGCGACGATCTGATCGCCGAGCTCACCGGGTCCGTCAGCGCCGCCGTGCAGTCCCAGTGTGTTGGCATGACGATGCTCAAGGAGCACCTCATGAAGGCGATGGACTTCCGCGGCTTCGCCTCCGACGAGGCCCAGGTGGACACCGCCCAGCTGCGGGGTCTGGTCGACAAATACTGCAGAGGGTTTTGTCCCTCGTCCCGAGCGGGGCCTCCAGGCCATGCCTCGCCTTGCCAGAGATGCCCCATTCGATACATCACCCTGGACCCATTGCTGCGGCAAGTACACCGCGCCGGAGAAACAGAACCACATGCCTGAACGAGAACGGCTCCCAGCGGAGCGCAAGGCTATTAACGCTCGCCTGACCATCATGGCCGGCAGCGATGAGTTCGAATACGATCTCACCGTCGGGTACTATCCGGACGGGCGGATCGCGGAAATTTTCATACGCACCCAGGACCCCGCGGCCGCGGTCTACGACGCCCTCGCGTGCACGATTTCCATTGCGCTCCAGCACGGATCTCCATTCGACTCCATCCGGAAGCACCTTGAGTTCCAGGGGAACGCCGGCCCGTCGGGCATGGCATGCGACGAGGCCGCCTGGAAGTCTAAGGTGAGCTCGCCGCTGGACATGATCGCGAAGTGGGTCGGGGACCACCAACAACTCGGAGGGGAAGATGCCTGACGTGAAAGAGCACCCGCAACTATTCAAGGCCGAGATGATTCTGGCGATCCTCGCCGGGCTGAAAACCATGACCCGGCGCGCGGTCACCCAGAACAATAGTTTGATCGACGGGTCGGGCAAGGGGATCCGAGCGCACTGGCCCAAGCTGCAGTGGGACCGGGCGTGGCCCGACAGCGGGCCAACCGTGCGTCCTGGCCGCAGTCCCAGCTGGCGCGTCCCGTGTCTGCTACATGGTGGAATATCTCATCGCATCACCCCGCGTGTGAAAGCGGGACACTCACTCTGGTGCAAGGAGACGTGGAAGCTCCCCGCCTGGGACGGAGATCGCCAGGCCATTGGGGTTTGCTACCGGGCCACAGGTGACAAGACGCACTGGATAGAACGCGCTGATCACCTGGAGTTGGCAACGCGGTTGCTGGGTCGCAAGTGGCGGTCCCCGCTCCACATGCGCCGCGCCTTCGCGCGCCTCGTGCTCCCGGTGGTTCGCGTCGGCGCCGAGCGCCTGCAGGAGATCTCAGAGGCGGACGCGCTGGCCGACGGCGGCTGGGAATACGGAGCGTGTCCGATTCACAAGTCGCCGGTGAGCAGTTTCGAGATGCTCTGGAATTCCATAAATGGAGACCGCCCTGGGCTCGCCTGGAAAGACAACGTCCCGCTCTGGATCTACGAGTGGGAGAAAAAACAAGGAGATCGACCATGCACATCCCAATAGCCCACTGCTCTCAGTGCGGAACCGAGATCGTCGGTGAAGCTGAGGGGCATGTGTACTTCAGCCCCCTCTGTTCTGAGTGCGCGAGGTTCCTGGTTCCTCTGTACGGCGACCTCCCACGCGGCCACGCTTTCCTCGGCCCCTGGGAGGTTTCCAACATCAAGGAAAAAGCCAGGAAGAGAGCTGCAGACTGGCACAGGGCCAACCCTGGCAATATGCCTGCAAGCAAGACCAGGTCGTGGGCCGCTCGGATTTACGGAGTGGGCGAGTGATCTACCGCGGTGAAGGATGGGAGATCCGGACAGGACCCTGGGAGAACTCCCCCCCGCCCGAGGTCGACGTTTGCATCACTGATCCCCCCTTCGACATCGCCACCCACGTCGGCCATGACTCGAGAACCGAAACCGGGCCGCGGTGAAGTTCGACCCCATCGATCCGTTCGTCGTCGCCCCCGCGCTTCTCGCTGTGACCCGCAGGTGGGTCGTGGCCTTCTGCTCCTTCGCCCAGCTCGGGCAGTACCAGGAGGCCGCCGGCGGAATGCGCAAGGCCGGTGGGAACTACGTCCGCGACGGCGCCTGGAAGAAGACGAACCCAGCGCCGCAGATGTCCGGGGATCGTCCCGCCACCTGGGGCGAGGCCATCGCCATCATGCACCCCCGGGCCCGGGCCATGCAGTGGAACGGCGGCGGACACGCAGCCTTCTGGGAGTCGCCGACGGCCCGCGGCAAGGAGAGACTCTCGCAGACCCCGAAGCCCGTCGCCCTCATGTGCCAGCTCGTCGAGGCCTTCACGCTGCCCGGGGAGATCGTCTGGGACGCGTACATGGGGTCCGGCACCACGGGCGTCGCGTGTCTCGAGCTGGGCCGGCGCTTCCTCGGGCACGAACTGGACCCGGCCCTGGCCGAGCTCGCAGCGCGCCGGCTCCAGGGCCTCGACGTCAAACCGCTCGCGCCGCCGCCCAACCCACAGACGAACATTTTCGCCAGCGCGGAAGATACCAAGGAGCACCTATGACCGGCAACACCGATAAGCCCATGTACTCCCTGGAGTGTGCCGAGTGCGCCGCCGCCGTGTTTGAGCGAGATGAGGACGCCTACGGGGAGGGGGAGAGTTGCATCTGTCCGGAGTGCGATGGCCATTGCTTTGTCAGCGTAGACGACGCGGAGGACCCCCCGGTCGCATGGTGCGACACCATCATCCCGCCCCCGCTCCCCGCCGCCGATAAGGAGCACACGCATGGATAGGCCTCCGCCGCTGAGCGTGCTTGAAGGCGAGAATCGTCGTGCCCATCGGCTGCCCAATGGGGCCACAATCATGATCAAAGGGGTTGGCATCTACAGGGGCGACGACCCACTTGGGCGCCACATAGCACCATCTCTGGTCCTGTACGGCTGGCCCCCTGGCAGTGACCCCGGTACAGACCCGTACACATACCAGCGGTGTTGGGATATCAAGACCCGTCGTCCGTGGTCTGATTGGAAGGAATTCAGATTCACCAGGGGTCGTGGCACCCTGGCCAACCTCGCCGCCGAGAAGGAGTAGAAATGCACTGCGGAATTTGCGGAGCCCAGGAAAGCATCGAGCAAAAGAGCGTCGACGCAGAGGACACCACCACTCGGATGGAGTTCCAGATGCGCGTGGTCTTCTGCGTGGAGTGCGGGATATTCGGCATCGGCTTTGACCCCGTATCCGCGATGCTGGACTTCGGAAAACCTCGGGGGAAAAGCCTCGCGCCCGACTGGGTGCTGCCGCCCGAGTGGCTCCTGCCCAAGGACGGGAAGTACTCAGAGGCAGCGCGCCGTGTGATCGGAAGAGTGGACTGATGGCTGACGACGAAAAACCAATGGCCGCAGTCATTGACTTTGCTACCGCTGGGGTGCGCGCCAAAGACGGACCACCGCTCACCACCACGTACTCGCTGGGATGCAGGCACAAGCACTCGGTGATCGACAAGCGCGCTAGGTCGGTGGAGTGCCGCGACTGCGAAGCGAGCCTCGATCCAATCGAGGTGCTCTGGTATTTGGCGAACCACTACGCGCGGTACCATTACGCCCTCGACCAGGCCATAAGGGAGGTCAGAAAAATGGAGGCCCGGTTGAAAGAACTGAAGCGCGAGGAGCGAAACACCAAGGCTCGAATCGCTAGGGCCAAGCGCAAGGAGCACTGATGCCCGAGGTGATCCCCATGGACATGCTGTGCGAGTACATCGGCGCGGTTCCATACGACATCCAGACCGAGGCCCTCCTGCAGCGCGGCATCTCCAACCAACTGATCCGGGTCGGGATCGAGCACAAGCGGGAGGTCCGCCTGTCGCCCACCGACCGGATCGACTTCATGGTCGGTCTCATCGGGGTGGAAGTGAAAACCAAAGGCAGCCGCGCCGCACTGATCCGCCAACTCCACCGCTACGCTCAGTCGGGCCTGGTGGACGAGCTGCTAGTGGTGACCACTGTCCCATCCCTCACCCGGGTACCCCGCGAGCTATGCGGTGTTCCCATCCGCACGCTCGTTCTGTCCGCGTGCCTGCTGTGAAAGCAAGCTACGGACAGATCGAGCTCGCCGGGAAGTTCTGGGTCATCCAATGCGAGGCCCACGTCCGGATCCGTTTGAAGCGAGTCTTCGGCGGCGTTCGGAAAAGCGCCTACGACGAAGTCAAGCTGGCCGACTCTCCCGAGACCTGCCGTGAGCTGCTCTGGTTCTGCGACCGGTACCCCATGGAGATCACCCCGCGCGACTACATGCAGGAGCAGTCGGATCGCCACGAGCGCGAGGAGCAGATGGTGTTCGAGATGGTGAGCGGGCACGTGCCGCCGGCGGAGTTCGACCTGGCGCTGCCACTGCGCGACTACCAGCGGATCGCCACCGACCTTGCGCTGAAGACCGGCGGCCTGCTGGTGGCGGACGACGTCGGTCTCGGAAAGACGGCTTGTGCAATCGGCGTCTTCACGGACCTGCGCACCCTGCCGGCGCTGGTGGTGACGCTCACGCACCTCCCGATCCAGTGGCAGCGCGAGCTGAATCGTTTCGCCCCGAAGCTCTCCACCCACATCGTCAAGAAGGGAACGCCGTACGACATCAAAGGCGGCTGGCCCGACGTCCTGATCATGAACTACCACAAGCTCGCGGGCTGGGCCGACGTGCTAGCAAACCGAGTCCGCTCCGTGGTGTTCGATGAGATCCAGGAGCTACGCACCGGTGCCGAGAAAAGCGCCAAGGGTGCGGCGGCCAATCACATCGCTAAGAGCGTCGGGTTCAGGATGGGGCTGAGCGCGACGCCGATCTACAACCACGGCTTCGAGATGTTCAACGTGATGGAGTGCGTGCGCCCCGGCGCCCTCGGCCCCGAGCACGAGTTCCGTAATGAGTGGGTGGACAACTACGGCCGGGTCAAGGATCCGCAGGCGTTCGGGACCTATCTCCGCGACGCGGGGATGATGCTGCGCCGCACCCGCGAGGACGTCCAGCGGGAGCTGCGGCCGCTGACCAAGGTGCCGCATTGGATCAGTGCCGACTTCGACGCGATGGACAAGGTCGCGCGCTCCGCGGATGAGCTGGCGCTGGCCATCGTGAACCCGGCGGATCTGAATCAGAAGGATCAGTTCGGCGCCGAGCGAGAGTTCAACTCGCTGCTGCGCCAGGCGACCGGCGTGGCGAAGGCTCCCTACGTCGCCGAGTTCGTCCGCATGCTTCTTGACCGCGGCGAGCAGGTGGTTCTGTACGGGTGGCACCGAGTGGTCTACAGCCTATGGCTCGACCGGCTGAAGGACTACCGGCCCGCGATGTACACCGGCTCGGAGTCTCCGAAGCAAAAGGACGAGGCGATCCAGCGGTTCATGGATCGGGATGCTCGAGTACTCCTGATCTCCCTCCGCTCCGGCGCGGGGCTCGACGGCCTCCAGCACCACACCCGCACTGTCGTCTTCGGCGAGCTGGACTGGAGCCCCGGCGTACACGAACAGTGTCTGTCCGATGACACCGAGGTACTTACTCGCAGTGGGTTCTGTGGAAGAGATGACGTTGAAGTCGGAGACGAGATTGCGGCCTTCGACTTGGCCGACAGCAGTATTCGATGGACCCCGGCGCAGAGCAAGACGGACCGCCCCATGTATGCCGGCGAACGGATGTATGCTGCCGTCACAGAAAAGACAGCGCTGCGGGTAACGGGCGAGCACCGACTTGTTGTCCGGCGAAGCACTCGCACAACAGAGGGGCGCGGGCGATCACCGTGGGAGATTGTTTTGGCGCAGAGCGTAGCAGGTGCTACGCGGCGATTCATTCCCACATGTGGATTTGAGGATGCACCAGGAGTAGATCTGACCGACTATGAGCTTCGGCTGATTGGTTGGTTCGTCACCGATGGCAGTTTCAATGGTAGGTTTGTGACTATTTTTCAGGCGGCCCATCAGCCATGGAACGAAGACCTTGTTGAGGTGCTGGACGGCTGCGACCTCACATGGCACCGCTACACACGACAGAATCCAAGCGGTCCAATGAACCTCTACTGCATACCCAAAGGGACGCTTCATCGGTGGTCTAGAAATGAGGTCGACCGACTGCGAGAGATGCTGCGAAACGGGCTTGGATACAAGGATGTCTCGACTGCGCTGAATCGATCCGCGGCGGCGGTGGGAAAAAAAGCAAGGAAGCTGGAGTCCCATGGAGAGGGGATGCCAGTCGCCAAGCGAACCGTTCGCGGCTGGTTGCATCTACACGACTACTTGGACAAGGACCTGAGCCCATTATTGGAGCAGATAACTCGCAAGCAACTCATACAACTGCTGCGTGGAATATACATGGGGGACGGAGCCAAGAGCCCGAAGCTCAAGAACGTCACCCGGATCACTAGCGTCAACAAGCTGTTCATGGACAGACTGCAGTCGCTCTGTGTCCGGCGTGGATTCTCTGCGACGATATCCCGCCGGAAAGCAAAAACGAGCGCCGGAAATACGGCCTACGATATTTTCATTTCGGAGGCGGCGGACGCCAGCCTTCCTGGTGCAAACAAACGCAATGGATTTGCTGAATCACCCCGGACTGATCGCGAACGCGTCTGGTGTGTGACGAACGAAATGGGCACTCTGATCACTCGCCGCAACGGCAAAGTTGCAATCGTAGGAAATTGCATCGGGCGGGTCCACCGCGACGGCCAGCTGGACCCTGTTACTGCCTACTACCTGCTCGCCGAGGTGGGGGTCGACCCGTTCATGAGCAAGGTCCTCGGAATCAAGCGGACGCAGATCGAGGGCATCAAAGATCCGACGGGCGCAGCCCAGCCCAACTACGACGTCGCTGGCGACAGCATCAAGCAGCTGGCCCGGGATTATCTGGAGCAACGCAAGAAGACGAAAGGAACGGAGCATGCAGGCAACTTCGATCGAGTGGTGTATTTCGACTGATGGATCCAAGGGGTTTACCTGGTCGCCGTCGACCGGGTGCCTCGGCCCGGGCGGGACGCTCGAACAGCCGCGGCGTTGTCCGGGCTGCTACGCTGCGGTCATCGCCGCGCGCTGGGGAAAGACCGACGTGACCAAAGGCTTCCTCCCAGAGTTCCACGAGCGCCGCCTCACGGAGCCAGCCAAGCGGAAGAAGCCGACCACCATCTTCGTCTGCTCGATGGCGGATCTCTGGGGCGACTGGGTTCCGGACGAGTGGATTCGGAAGGTGCTGAAGGTCGCCCTCGAGTGCTCGCGCCACACCTTCATCTTCCTCACGAAGAACCCGAAGCGGTATCGGGAGTTCGATCCGTACCCTCACAACGTCTGGCTCGGGGCGACGACGCGGACCAGGCCCGAGTACGTCCGCGCCGCCCACGCGCTGGACCAGGTGGCCGCGGCGGTCAGGTTCGTTTCGGTGGAGCCTATGCTCGGCCCAGTGCATCTTGACTCCAGTGGCTTCTGGAAGCCCGACTGGATCATCATCGGCGACCTCAACCGCAGCGGCAGGCCCACCGGCACAACCCAGGCCGAGTGGGTGACCGCATTGACAGCGGACGCTAGGCGTCATAAAATTCCGGTGTTTCATAAAGACTCACTGGCGGCCCGCGGCTTCACGTCGCGAGAACTACCTGGAGGACATTATGCCCGAGAGCAACAGCAACTCATCTAGCCCGGTGCCGAGCAACCCGCCTCCGCCGATTCCACCTCGAGCCCGTTCATTCCTGGCCTGGGCTTCCTGGATCCTGCTGCTCGGCGGCCCGAGCTTCGGCGGCGCCATCGCACTCCTGCTCGACGGGACTCCGGCCAAGGCCTGCACCATCCTCCTGGGCTTCATGGTCTCGGCCGCCGCCGGCATCAAGGGCGGCCTGGCCGTCCCGTGGAAGGCCCCCCCGGAGGCGAAGCCATGAACATGATCGCCCACCAGGCCGTGCAGTTGGACCCGTGCAAGGGCTTCGACTATGCCGGCCACCTCACCGAGAAGAACGTCGACGACTTCGTTGCGGACGACCACCAGTTCGGCATCCGGTACGTGGCCCGGAAGCTCTGGGTCCACGATAAACCGAAGGCGTACTACGGCGGCTGGCTCTACGGGCTGAGCACCCAAGAGGCCAACATCGCCATGGCCGGCAGGCTGGCCATCGGCGTGGTGCAGTCGTTCAGCCACAGCACCGCGGCCACCTATGAGAACGGATTCCTCATGGGGACAATCGCCGCGGCGAACCTGCTGGGGATCGGGGTCCGCGCGCGCATCCATCTGTTCTGCGACCTCGAGCACGCCCGAGTCCCGGACGCCGACATGATCGCCTACCTCAACGGGTGGAGCATGGCGGTGATCCCGTACTTCCGCTGCGGGCTCTACGTGGGCTATCACTACCTCAACGGCCGGCAGCTCTACGGGCTCCCTCGGTTCGACTGCTACTGGTCCAGCGCCATGGCTCACATGGGCGACCCGCAGCCCAGGGGCTTCGCGATGAAGCAGGGCTACCCGACCCGACTCCACGGGTGCCACATCGATCCCGACGAGCTCACCGGAGACAACTTCGGCAAGGGTCCGTACTTCCTCAAGGCAGCCTAGCTGTCCTCAATTCTGACCGACAAACCCAAAGGATATTAGACATGTCACTAATTCTGGCTCTAGTTTTGTCCACCTCGTTGACCGGCGCGCCGTGCACCCCGACCCTGAAAAATGATAAGGCCACGAAGCTGGCCGCCCTCATCGTCAAGACCAGCCCTCGCGCCAAGCCGTATTCCCTGCGGCTTGCTCGGGCAATCATCCGGGAGGCCAAGCGGCACCGCATCCCGGTGGACGTGCTCGCCGCCGTCGGCTGGGCTGAGAGCTGGTACAGGTCCCACCTGTTCGGAGCCGACGGCGAGGTCGGGCTGTGGCAGCTCGTCCCGCGCCTGGATTATCACCGCGAGTCCTGGGACGAATACACCCAGCTGACTCACGGCAAGACCGGATTTCCGAACCTCATTTGGGAGCGGATGCCGAAACTACAAAGGGCGCTCGCGCTGGCAGACCTCGACGTGGGGACGTACATGGCTGCGCACCTACTCGCGTACCATCTGCGCCGTTGTGGACGTCCCAGTCCGCGCTGCGCAGCGAGATACAACAGCGGGTTTGCTCCAGTCCGCCCGGGCTACAGGAACGCAATCAAACGATATTCAAGGCGAATTCGCCGGGCCTTGGCTGCTCCATGACCTCCCTCCTGGGCGACGACGACAGCCCTCGCCCCCCGACGCACACCCCGATTCCCCTCTCGAGCGACCACCGCATCGACGAGCTCGCCGATGAGCTGGCCGAGTGCCGCCCCGACCTCACCGCCGAGCAGCGACACATGCTCGCCCGCCAGATCGCCTATCGCTGCAGGTCCTTCCGCCGCGGCCACGCGACGCTTGCAAAACAATAACGTCTGTGCTAAAACCCACAGAATGGTAGCCAAGAAAAAGAGCCCATCCCTCCCCGTGATGGCCAGCCTGAAGCGCGCGTTCAAGGTCCGCTGCCAGGCGCACAACATCTATATGTCGGAGGCGCTCGTTGGGCTGATAGACGGTTGGCTCCGGAACGAATACCAGGTGGTCCTGCCAGCCGACCCGCGGCCGCAGAACATCTACGTTCCGGTCGATGCCTGGGAAAAGCTCCGGCATGCCTGCAGCCCTGAGGGCCGCAACGTCCCTCGGCGAGCCGTGCTCGAGGCGCTGATCACCGGGTGGATCGAGGGCCGCTTTGTGTGGCCCCCACGGGGTGTCGACGAATGAAATTAGAAGACGTCGTGTGCCCCTGCGGCGAGCCGGTGGAGCCGGTCCAGGATGACCTCGGGGTATTTCTCCGGTGCCGCGCACGCTGCCCATTGGTCAGCGCCACCCCCGCCCCGAACGTCATGGCCGCCATCGAAGAGTGGCAGGCCGCGCTTCCCATTCCATCCATCGAGACCGCCCTCGAAGCCTACGCCTACAACAGCGCTAGTGCCCTGGCGTACGCCCAGACTCCACCGGAGCTGGTCGCCCTCGCGCCGCTGGCCCAGGTGCTGATTTCCTTCCTGCAGTTCCAATCCCACCGTCCCGCGGGAGACGACTCCAAGTAGTCACCCAACAGTCTCCCGCGGGACGGCCTTCCTTTTTCCTTGCATCCTTGGCACATCTCTGTTACTTATCCAACAGACGATTTGACCATGCTGACTCACGGAGGACCCAACGCACACGCACGCTTTTCACCCGCGCCGACTTCGGGCGCTGCTGAAGGCCACCACCAAGGTGAGTGATACTCGCGTTCGCTAGATCGGCCCAGCCAATGAAACACTACGTCATCCTGCACCGCCAGTCCGCGAGCAACACCACCGTGATCGGGGTGTTCCACGAGCCATCCGAGCCCATCTCATTGGTCCGGGTCGCCGCGGTTGCTGAGTGCACAAACCCTGAATGCTACGAGGAAAAAGTCGCGGCCGGCAAGGAAGTCTTCCGGGCCACCTACGGGATCGAGGGCGAGTGCTTTCTCGTAGAGAAGATTCCGTCCCGGTTGTATGTGCCGTTTGAAGGTGCGACGGCGCCCGCCCCCAAGTCACCAGCGAAGCTCCGGGTGTGGTTGTCCGAGGCCCTCGAGGGCCTCCTCGGAAAAGACTGGGAGCTCGTCGACGCGATGACCGAGCGTGACCACATCGTCCGTGAAGCCGAGGGCTCGCCGTTCCTCGGGAAGTTCCCCGGGCCAAACCTATTCTTTTCTCTGCACCTGAGAATGACCGAGGCGGCCCGGGCGTTGCTCAACGTCACCGACGACGACCGCGCGCGCGTGCGCGCGTCATTAAAGGATCAGGGCTGATGCGGATTACCCACGAGCAGGCCCAACAGATTTACGAGGACATGCATCCGATCGCATGGGAGGAACTCGGCAGGCTCCACGTTCGCGCCCCCCTCGGGCTCACGCTCAACGGCCACGCGACGGCGACGCTGGTACACCTGAAGCTCGCCGAGCCGATCGGCCGGCAGAACCTCGAGCACACCATCACCGAGCTGGGCGCTGCCATCTGGGAGAACCATCGGCCGCCCTCATACCACAGGAGGCAGCGTTGAGACAGGGATCGAAGCACCGGAGGGCGGCGCGGGTGAAGCGCAGGAAGAAGCAGCTGGCGCAGCTGGTGGGGGCGGACGTCGCCCTCTCCATATTCTGGGGAGACATCACGGCTGCCGACGGGGTCAAAGGCTTGGCCCCCGCGGACCGCGCCCGGGCACTGGTGCTGGTGGAGCAGCTGCAGGCGGAGACCAGCCGATGATCCCCGGCGGCATGGTCTTCAACAACACCCCCGGCGTCGAGCCGCCCCAGCCTAAGGCGTCGAGGCTTCTCACCCTGCTGGTGGTGGTGCCCTGGGCCGTCGCCGCCGCGCTGATCGTGAGGTATATGTGAAAAACGGGCCCATAGCTCAACTGGCAGAGCGCCGGACTCATAATCCGTTGGCTGCAGGATCGTACCCTGCTGGGCCCATGCCGGGCACCTTGATCCGAGACGACCGCAGGGCGGCAATCGGTGCCAGGTGTCACCGCCCTGCACAAAGGAAACGAAGATGAACGGGATAGCAAAGGTGATCGTGGTCGGCAACCTCGGGCGGCGGCCAGCACTTCGGCACACGACCAGCGGCAAGGCGGTTGGTGACTTCTCGGTCGCCGTGAATTCTGGCCGCGACGACGATCCCACAGAGTGGATCAAGGTGGTGGTCTGGGAGAAGACCGCCGAGGCCTGCGAGAAGTACCTCGACAAGGGCTCGCAGGTCTACGTCGAGGGCCGGTGGCACACCAATAAGTGGACCGACAAAGATGGCAACGAGCGGAGCATGGCCGAGGTCATCGCGCACAAGGTCCTCTTCATTGGCAAGCCGGGTGCTGGTGCCCAGGGCGGGGGGGAGCGCCCAGCCGAGGGGCAGGGCGACAGCACCGGCGACGATCCCATACCGTTCTGAGATAAGACCATGGAATTATACTGGCTTCTATTAATCTGCGGTTGCACCATCGCCCTCACCGGCGGCGTGGTCATCGGGTATCTGATCGGTCGCCGCCGAGGCGCCGTCTACTACTGGTGGCGACGGAGGACAGGTCCATGAACGGATACGGAATTCAGCTCAGCCCGGCCGAGTTCGCCGGGCTGGACCCGCAACCCCTGCGCGAGATACGCCGAACCCTCGATCCCCAGCCCGAGCTCAGCGACGGCGTCTGGTATTGGCGAGGGACCTTCTTCGACTGGGAGGCGTTCAACGTGGGCAACAGCACCATGCGCTGCCCCTTCGCCGAGCCCGGCCGCCTGCTGCGGGTGCTCGAGGAGTGGTGGGCCGACGACGAGAATGGTTGCTACTACAAAGCAGGCGATTTCCCAGGCACCTGGTGGGAGCGCGTCGACCTGCGATGTATGGAGACTCCTGGCGGCATGGAGCTCGCCGTTGATGGTGAGTGGAACCCACCCGAGACGATGCCGCCCTGGGCGTCGCGGTATGTGCTGAAAATCATTAGCGTCGGGATCGAGTTGCACGATGGAGAGTGGAGCTGGGTCATCGAAGTCAGGAGCGAGGGATGAAGACGACGGAGAAACTGAGGGGCGAGGCCTACGTCGCGCATGAGTTAGAGATGGCGATCCGGCGCGAGAGGAGCTTCTGGCAGCTGGTCGTGATCCTCATGACAGTCTTCGGGGTCGTGGGGGGCGGGCTCGGGGTTAGGTGCGGGCTGGACCAGACCCCGAACGCCACGCTCATCTCGGACGCTGTCATGGTGCCCAAGCTCAAGGCCGAGATGGAACAACTGCGCGGCGAATGCGCGCTCCCGGTTATCGCCGCCCTGTGTCCGGCCGACCCGCTCGGCAGACACTGCGCGGTTTCCTGGCAGACGATCCGGGCCTCGACGAATTCCCCCTGGACGTTTGTCGGTTGCGACGACGGCCAGCGATGGCGGGTCCACTGGGTCACGATGGACCAGGTCAACCCGGAGGATCCCGCACCATGAGCAACCACAAACCCAAGGAGCAGGCCCGGTGTAGCTGCGGCGCCAAGACGGAGTGGATCTGGGAGCCCGTGTGTGAGTGCTGGGAGGATGCGCTGTGCGGGCCCTGCGGTGAGCAACTTCGAATGCAGTCCGAGTCGGAGCCGGGCGGAAAGCTCACCAAGGAGAACTCGGAGAAGTTCATTGAGCTGGTCGTCGAGCAGGCCTCGGCCTGCCACGGGGTCCACATCACAATCTTCCGCTGGCCGTTCCCGTGGCTGAAGCCCTGGAGCTGGCCGGCCTGGCTGGTGTGGCGCTGGCACCGTGGAAGGAAGACGGAGCGGTTCATGGTCCCGACGTTCGGCCCGAAAGAGAAGCCGTGATCGAGTGTCCCCAATGCCACTCACCGCTGAAGCGGACTGCCGCGGGCGCGAAGACCGGCGGCCGGGTTTGTATCAACCCCGACTGCGAGCACGTCGTCCGGGTAGGACCAGCCTGCTGGGACTGCGGCCAGCACACCAGCCCGGTGGTCCGGCCCAACAGAGCCGCCTGGCCTGCGCCGCGGCCCGCCGCCGGGTGGCCGAGGAGTTCCGGATGGACGAGGACGAGCTGGTGCTGCCAGTCCTGTCGATTCGCTGCTGCGAGCTCGTGGTGGACCTGCCGGACGAGTACTTGGCTGCGTTCGGGTCCTTCATGCCCCCGCGGATCACGCTCGAGGACGCGATGAAGTACATCGAGCTGCCCAATATCAACGTGTCCATATGGAACGAGGAGCCCGACGATGGCGTATGACGCACCGAAGAACCCCGACCCCGTCGAGTGGAAGGGCAACCTCGACACCCTCAAGGGCATCGCTGCCTTCGCCCGGGACCGCGCGAAGAGGGCCGAGTGTGGGGTCGCCAGCGGCTGGATCTCGATGCAGCTCCTGCAGCTCGAGCACCGCATCCTCGCCTGCGACGAGGCGCTCACCGGACTCATAGGCCGCAAGGTTCTGGACGTCATCTTCGACCAGGCCCGCATCGCTTACGAGATCAGCCAGGAGAGAAACGCGGCGCGGGAGCAGCTGGCGGTGCACGGCCGCGCCTTCAAGCTCATCCTCGAGCGCGTCCAGCGGCTCGCCGAAGAGACGAACGAGCGCGACTCCCTCAACACCGCCGTCATCATCGAGCACATCATCGAGGCCACCGATGGAGACGAAGGCGCCATCGCCTCCATCCGAGTGCTCGGGATCGAGTGGCCTGAGTCCTAATGCTCTGGGCCATTTACCTATTTTTCGTTGACCTCGCGGACCGCAGTCGAGCCAACTGCATCCCTTGGTCGACATCCCCCGCCCGGGAAGGAGGAGAACTATCGGTGCCTCCGGACGGGCACCTCCATCACTGCCAGCTCTGGCGGCTGGTAATTCCTACATGACCGCGGCACGCAGCGTGCGCCAGTGCCCGGGTGGCAACCGGGCGGCAAGACAAAAGGTTCAGGCGCCCCGCCCCCAGGGAAACCTGCTGTGAACAAGCACCGGGGCGGGGCGCGTTTGGGCCGAGTGGTTTCGGCGGGTTCGATTCCCGGACGGCCCATAGAGAAGGAGGAAATACCATGGATGAACCCAAGCCCCAGGCCGAGACGGTGGAGCAGATCGTGCAGGACATGAAGGGTGCTGCATGGGCCGCCGGGCTGGTGCCGGACGCTTTGCTCAAGGCATCGCTGGAGGCGTTCGTGGACCGCCTCGAGGCCAGCAGGGTGGCGAACTCGCTGCCCGAGAAGGTCTGGGTGAAGTGCTCCGGCGGCCTGCCTTACGCTGTGTACGTGCCTGGGTCAGACGCCCACCTCAAGGCGTCGGCGGACGAAGACCGCTTCGGGGTGGCCCACCTGGTCACCCTCCACGGGGCCGCCAAGGCAAGCACACCCCAGCAGGAGGAGGACGATGTCTGAGACATCTCGCCGCCCCCGCATCGGCCGGCCACCTGGGGTGAGGAAGCCAGTGCTCAAGCGCCACTGGATCCCCGGCAACCCGTACTGCCCGAAGTGCTGGCGCGGGCTCAACGCCAACAATCGCAGCGGGCTGTGCTATGGCTGCGCGCCCCATCACCCCGTGCTCCCGACGAAGAAGTGCTTCGAGGCCCGCGGCCACCGCTGGCGGACCATCAGAAATACCAAGGGCTACTGGGCTAAGGCGTGCATCCACTGCGAGATCGAACGGCCGTTCACCGATGCGGAAATTGCAGTGCAAAATCAAGGAGGTTCGTGATGGCTGAGACCACGAGAGAAGAGCTGGGCGTAGTGATTCGGTCCCACCTCGAGATGCTTCGCAGCGACAGAACCACGGCAATCGCACTCGAAGACGTCGTCGCCGTGGCCAGGTGCAATGCGAAGATCCAAGTCCTCGAGGATGTCAGCGCCGAGGCCAGCGGCGCGGACGCCGATCCCCTGATGGTGATGGCCTACGGCGCCCCGCCCATCGACGAGCGCGTGGACGAGCGGTACAAGATCGCCGGGTGGCTCCGCGGTTTCGATGCCCTCGCCCGGGCGGCCCGACGCACGGTGTCGGTGGTCACTGTCGAGGAGGTGCTGACCGCCATCGCCGCCGCCATTGAGGCGGGCGAGTACAAAAAGATGGGCCTGAAATACGAGGACACGAAATGACCCTGCCCGACGGCAAGATCAAATCCAACTGCCCGGCCTGCCTCGAGCCCGACGTGCTGTCGCTCTCGAATTGGCCGCGAGGCTACTGCACCATCCGCTGCCGATGTGGTCTCGTCGTGAGCGTCCCCGCCGGCCCCAACCCAGCGCAGTCGGTCGCCCTCGAAATCATCGGGGCCAACGAGCTGGGAGAGAAGCAGGAAGGCGACCAGCGCCTCATCGTCCACGAGGGAGAAGCCCTGGACGTGATACCTGCAGATGAAAGGGAAATTCCATGAACAGCGCAGATATTGAAGCCGCCCGGCGGATCGTCGACAGGATGAGCGAGGTGGCTGAGGAGAGCCTGGGCGGGGGCCCTTACACCCCTCCGGCGCTTATCAAAGACTGGGCAGACAGGCTGATGCATATTTTGGGGCGGCGGGCACCGGCCATCACTGCCTTCCTGGATACCCCGGACGAAGAGGCTCGGAAGATGACCGCACCACGCGACCCATCGCTGGTCGCGCGCAACGCCGAGCGCGCCGCCCATCCGCTTGTGCAGCGGCTCACTGCCCGCCGCAAGCGGGCGATCACCGCCATGCTGACAGCGTTGGGCGGCGTAATAAAGCGCGCCGCCGAGCACGCGGCGGTGGCCGACGACATGATGCACCTCTGGCCGACCTCGTTTTTCAAGGTCGCGGCGCAGCAGGGAGTCACGATCGACACGCGGATCCACTTCTCACGGGCCTGGGACCCGGCCTGCTTCGAGCTGAACGCCGGGTTGAAGTGCCAGATGACACTCGACCGAGAAGACTTCGCCGGCTGCGAACCGCTGCCGCTCGGGGTTGAGTTGCGGAACGACATCCCGTCGGAGGAACCATGACGCTGAAAAAATGTCCCCGGCCGGAGTGCAACGGAGAAGGAACTGGCGAGGCCTGGCCTGATTCCTACGTCAGTTGCACCAACCAGATCTGCTGGTTCTACCACAACGAGTCACCCCGCTCGGTCTGGCAGGCGCTGCTGCGCACACCCGAGCCAGGCATCAGCCGAGAGGACATCGACGGGGAGGACGTCTTCACCGTCGGTACCTGCAGGTTGGTTGGGTGTGGTGGGTCGCGCGCGATGCGGGGTGACTCCGGCGTTTCGCATTGCGTGGAGTGCGGCGACTCGTATTACCCCGAGAGCAAAGCGAAATGACCACCGAGGAGTACATCGACCTGAAGCAGCGCGTCGGCGAGGCGGGCTACTGGCACGAGATTGACTGGTCGGAGAACCTGCAGCGGTGCCAGGCCCCGTGCCATTTCATCCGGGACTACATCTTCGTGGTGTGCAACTCCGGCATGAAGGCCCAGATAGCTCGGGTCATCTTCAACAAGGTCATGCAGGCCGTGACGCGCGGCTACTCGGCCAGCCTGGAGTTTGGTCACCCAGGCAAGTCCGCCGCCATCGACCGCGCCCTCGTCGAGGGGACCGAGTGGTTCGACTTCTACCAGACGCTTGGAACGGACGGCCTGCGATTGCAGTACCTCGAGTCCCTCCCGTGGATAGGCCCCATCACCAAATGGCACCTGGCCAAGAACCTCGGGATGGACTGCGCCAAGCCCGACCGCCACCTCGTACGCATCGCCGGCAGCGCCGAGCTCGCCCATGAACTCTGCCGCAGCCTGTCCGAGGCCACTGGCGACCGAATACCCACGGTCGACCTCGTCATCTGGCGGGCCGCCAATCTCGGGTGGATGTGATGACATCCTTCGGCGTCGCCAAAAAGATAGGGCCCAACCGGTATCGGGTCGTCCACTCGAAGCCAAAGGAACAGCACCACACCGGAACGCCCTGTGGATTCTGCGGCAACGGCCGGCGCTCCGACGCCCGCGGTCTGCTCTGCTCTCGCTGCCGACTCTACGCCAAGCCGAAGGCGTGGGAAAAGAAACAACGCGCCCGCAAAGGGTGAGGGGAGATTCAGGATGACCACAGACAAAACCATCGACATCCAAGACGCCTGGAGGCAGGCACTCGAACACCACGAGCGGCTCGTGCTTGAGGTACCCCGGGGTCACGGGGCCACCACGTTCCTGCTGGAAACACTGAAGTACCACCGAGGTTACCGCCGGCTATTGATGCCAACCGAGGCCAAAACAGAGAATGCTCGGCGGCGGGGTTTGTCCCACGGGGGCGTCGAGTGCATCACCACCGCTCCACCCGAAGGAATGCGGCGCCTCAACCTCCTCATGGTCGACCAGCCCGTGTATTTCTCCGACCCGTCCAGGCCCCCGGGCCTCTCGGCAGTCAAGGATGGTTGGGCGTGCTGGGCCGAGACCAACCCCACCCCCCAGCAAGTGGTCGTCATGGCTACGGTGACCCAATTAAATAGGGCCGCCCTCGCCGAACTCTTCCCGCCGGAGATATACCACCGCATTCGCTTCGCCTACACCGAGGATCTTGAGGGACTGATTCAGGATGACGGGCGGGTCGCTCCGTTCACGTCGGAGCTGTGGACGGAAGAGAAGCTCGCCAAGCGCCGGGAGGAATTGGGCGCGCGGATATTTGGCCGCGCCTTCCATGTGATCGGCACCAAGGATGTTCGCCTCTGCGAGCAATGCAAGCGTGAGCTCGAGCCCGTCCATGTGGCCACAGAACTCAAAGTTGACACCGCGGTGCTCTACGCTGACAACCTCTGGGCCATCGACGCCATGGTCGGGGACATGACCAGAGCGTGGGTGTGCCGGAGCACCCACGGTGAACCCATCCCCGTCGACAATACTTTGGAGGCGCTGGAGGAGTGGATGGCGGCAAACCTTGAGGCGACGACGTGGCTCGGGACTCGGCCGGAGAGGATACCACCTGTCTATCCGGGCGGAGTGAAGCGGGTCAATGCCGCCTTGGATCGGTTGAAGATTGCGGCGAAGGGAGAGGGCTGATGGCCAAGGATAAGAAGAAGACCAAGCGGGTGAAGCTGGGCGAGGGAATGAGCAAGCTGCGGAAGGGCGGGGTGAACTCCTCGCCGCCGGATGGAGCGGAGCCACCTCCGCCGCCGCCAGCGCAGCGGCGCCCACTGACCCGGGTCGACCCAGACACGGCCGCGGCCATCAGTGAGCTAGTCGACTACGTGGCAGCTCCGGATGACGACGACGCCCGCGACCGCCTCATCCCTGGCCAGCCCACGGCGCCGTTCACCATCGAGACGCTGGTGGGCATCGGCGAGGAGATCGAGAACGGCGTCGAGTACGTGGATGACCCGGGGTCGTGCTGCGGCAACTGCGAGTTGAGCGCCCTATCCCATGATGGCTGTTGGCGCGACCTCTGCGACGCAACAGAGTGCAAGGACTTTGAGCCAAAGCAGCAGGAAACCTGCGATTGTCGCGACGGCTCGCCGACACAGGACAGCGGGGAGTGGCCTCGTCCGACCGAAGCAGACCTGAAGACCATCGCAAGGCGGGCCTGTAAACGATATGGCCACCCCTCCAAGTTCAATTCCGCTGGGTTCTCGCAGGCGTTCTCGGAACACCTTGGGCTGGCAAAGAAGGGCTTTGACGGTGGCTGGGTTTGGGCGATGCTGGACGGGCGTCCGTGGGTCAAGGGCCTGCCTGGTGAGTGTCATTGGCAACTGGTCGACGCACCTCCCAGCGCACCGGAACGCCCGTCCACCATCACGTCAGAGGACGTCAAAGAGGGCTTGGCACAGGGTGTGAAGGGTGCCGAGTACATGCGGGCCGAGCGCGGGCTAGCACCTCCCAGCGCACCGCAGACAACGCCTGCCGTGAACGAGGAGGGGCCAGCCGAAGACCCGGAACCGGTATGCAGCTTGTGTGGACGCAAGGGGAATCTATCCATGATGGGCAGTAAGTGGGTGTGCCTCTCGGCTGCGGTATGCGGTACGGAGACGACACGGCTGCGCTGCAAGCCCGCCCCGCCCGTAGACGACAGCGGGACGGGGGAGAATTGCGAGGATTGCGGGTCCACAACAGGGCAGCACTTCACGCTCCATTGCAAGCCCACCCCGCCCGCGGTCGATCCCGTCGCGAAGGTCGACTACGTCCAGGTCGTCGATGTCTGCCCGGACTGCTCGGGGACTCTCGGCTGGTCGGACGATTTCCAGTATTGGTTGTGTGCCGACTGCCCCCGCAAGGGCACCCGTGAGGATCTTCATCCCACCAGCTGGATCACCTACTCCAAGCCCGTCCCTGGGGAGGAGGCGACCACCACCACCACGACGGTGGCCGACCTCAAGCCGTGCTGCCGAGCCCACCTTGAGGAGCAGGTCATGGACGCGGCCTTCTTCGCGCCGCTGAAGAAACAGACGCCGGCCCACGTCCGGGTGGGGGAGCTAAGGGAAGAAGTGGTGAAACTGAACATCATGCTCGAGCGCGGTGAGCGCATCGAGGCGCAGTGCGCTGAGTTGGCTGCAAAGCTCACGGCAGCCAACGCGCAGACCGAGGCATCCAAGGCCGAGGTGGTCGGGGCGAGAGATAAATTAGCCCATGCGGAGGCCCTGCTGTATGCGGAGTCGGCGGGGCGGAACCGAGCCATCGACCAGGCTGATCAGCTCCGCACGTACGGCGCTGGCCAGCACGCCAAGGTGGACGAGCTGAAAGACCGTCTTCGCCTGGAGTACAATCGAGCCAACAGGCACTGGGACAAACAGTGCAAGGTGGAGCAGCAGGCCCGCCGCGCATCCGTGACGCTCGGCGCAGAGGTCCTCCGGTGGAAGAACAACACCGACACGGAGAGAGGGCGGCGGGTCGACGTCGAACATAGGGTCGAAACCGCCATCCAGTTCCTCATCAAGCAGATTGGAATTGTCGGCGGCGCGGAGGGAGTGGAGGCCGTCGCAGGCCGAGCGGCCATCGCGCTCAGTGCCAGGCAGCAACGAATCGGGGAGCTTCAGGACCAGGTGAACCGGCTGACCAATGATGTTGGAGCAATCCTCGACGAACGTACGGCGGACCTAGATGTGCAGATCGTGCGCATGACCCAGGCCCACGAGGAGGTTATCTCGGAACTCGGTGTCTCCCAGCAGGAAGTCGCAGACCTCCAGGGCTTGCTTGCGAACCACAACGAAGAGCGGGAGGGTCAACTGGCTCTCGTTGAATCGCTTATGAGGCAACTCGATCGGTCGGTCCTTCGATCGGAGTGGACCTGTCCCCAGTGTGAGCAACCGTGCACGTGGGAGGATGACCGCTGGCTCTGCAGCTCGGAGATGTGCGGGGCAAGCGGGACGCGGCCGAAGGACGACGAGGAGCAGCCAGTGTTCCACGGGAAGGGTTCGATCCCCTGCTCCAAGTGTGGGGCAACCTCTGCCGAGGCGACCCTGAGAAGCATCGGAAGGGTATGGTCCTGCTCGGACGAGAAGGCATGCATGGGGAGGTGGACGAGGAAGGACCAGCGTCCACCCGACATCCTCGACTGCTTCATGGCGAAGGGTGGCACCCCTGCATCCAGCGCCCGAGATTATCTCGTTGCCGTCCTCGAATCAGTCCGAGACATCGACGACGACGGCGCAGCGGAGTTCCTCGTCAAGGCCGTGACCAAGCTCGAGGAGCGGGTGGTCGAGCTGGAGAAGTATCGGACGGCTAAAAGAGGAGAACGACCATGAGTAGAAAGCACGACCTGCTCAAGCAGTTTGAGAGGGCCCTCCATGAAATCGACCCGTCCGCCAGGGTCATGGTGATGGAGGTGCTGCCGGGCTGGAATCTGGACGACAAGGAGAAGTCCGAGCCCGTCCACTTCAACCCGACCCAGTTGCAGCGCGTCAACGATTTCCTCGGGCCGAAGTATGGAGTCGTGGAGACGTCCGAGACCCATCTCGCCAACCTGGCACAACGCAGCACGTCGCCGGGTAAGCTCACCCTCGCCACGATTCCGGTGTGTCCGGTGTGCGTGGTGGAGCTGGATGAAAACCAGGCATCATCCACCTGCCCGAAGTGCGGCGAGAGGCTGTCGAGCGGAGCAGGGGAGTTCGGCCACGCCTACGACTCCTCCAGCATCACGGGAGTGGCCGACGCACTGAAGGCGGCCGCCGAGCCAGACCACGGCAACTGCGGCGACTGGGTTAGAGTCAGCCGGTTCTGGTTGCGTAGACTCGCCGACAATCTGAAAGGGAAGCCATGAACGACTCACCCGCCACCCACACCGGCACCATGACCTGGCCCCTGGATTCGATGAACGGCCCAGAGGGCGAGCGCCTAATCCAGCTGCGTGAGTGCGAGTACGGTTGGATGGGCGACGGCTTCCGATGGAAGGCGGACGGCAGCGCTCCGCGGGCGCTCGTCACCGACGGCAAGTGGATCGAAACCTACTTTGGGCTGAGAGTGAATTCTATCCGACCCCGACCGGTTGAAGAGCTGAGGGAGTTTTATCAGAGGGCGGTGGACCACTCGGCAACGCAACTGGGGCAACTAGGCCAGGAGCAGGCCTCGCTCAACCGGGTGCTCGCCATCGTCCACAAGGAGCAGGTCTTGGCCCTCGCTGCGCTGGGAGCATTTGACGAGGAGCACGGCACAGGAGGAGAAACATGAGCAAGCTCACGCGGGCAACGGTGCCGATGTGTGGTAAGTGCGAAGGCGAAATGATCGAAAACGTCGCCAAACGAGGCTCGTTTGTATATCGGTGCCTAGTCTGTGGAGATAACACCTATGGCCCTCGTTACTGGGGCTACTACCCGGTCGACGTCGCGGGAGTGGTGACCGACCTCAGATTCATCGCGAAATCGTGGCGGGAGATGGGGCAGGAGGACACGGCAGACCACTACGACGGCATGGCCGACCGGCTTGAAGGCAAGGATGCGGAGGCAAACCATGAACGACCTCAGCCAACTTCGTAAAGTCGCGCCGCGGATACTAGGCCCGGACTGGGAGGAGATTATCCCGTGTCCCACCGTCGGCGCCATGGCCTGGAGCTGTGCGAACGGGCTGGTCGTTATCGCCTCGGTTGGAATCGAGTCCGACGGGCACAGCTGGTTCCATGTGAGCACGTCCAGAGCGGGTAGGCTCCCCAATTGGAGGGACCTCCAGTATGTGAAGGACACCTTCATCGGCCGCGACCGAAAAGCTATCCAAATCCTACCGGCGTCGGCCGAGCACGTAAATCTCCACCCGTTCTGCCTCCACCTCTGGTGTTGCTTGGACGGGGACGTGCTGCCGGACTTCCGGGTGGACGGGGATATTTAGCGATGGCGAAGATGAGTAGCAAGAACGTCCCACCAACGAACTACGAGCCCCGCCCAATTTGTTGTGAGCGGCACTGCGACGGGCGACAACTCGAGCCCGACTCCTGGGAGGTGGTGAAAAACTCGGTGGCGGACGCAGTCCTCCAGGTTAACCTCGCCGAGCCGAAGTCTGGTTATAAGGTCCGGGCCTACGCTCCTTTTCCAGTGCCTGTCTGGGTCTGCACGAAGTGCGGGAGAGTTGAGAAACCCACCGATGCGTTGGCCTGGGCCGCCGCTTTTGTCGCCCAAGGCGGCCGGAGCCCACGCCCTGGTCACTCCCACCAGGAGGACAAATGACCATCCTCGTCGAAACAACCCCAGCCGAACGTGAATCTTGGGCCGCACTCGATTCGGTCCCAGATGAAGATGGGCTGCAGCGACTAATCAGCGATGCAGCTCGAGCTGCGGAGTTCGAGGGTGTTATGAATCGGGTGCGGGGCTTGTTAGATAACGCTGGGAATGAGTCCCTCGTCGGGCGCCGCAGTTCCACAGCCCGCCAGTGTTCCAGGTGCGGGGCATCCGGGGCCGGTTCACAGTTTGTGTGGAGCAGGTACCCGGACGAGCCACACTTCGCCTGGCACTGCGAGGACGAGAGCGGCTGTGCAGGCCGGGCCAAGAAGGAGACGGGATGAGTGCGCGGAGTTACTTCAGGGGCCACCCGATCATCCGTCTCTTCGGGCGCTGGGTCTATGAGGACAACGGTGCCTCTTTGCCGGCTGATGGCGGAGACACCCGCCCGTGTGCTCGGTGTGGCCAGCAGACGCCCCTCGGCGAGGGTGAGGTGGATCCATGCCTTGGGGCCCTCCCTGGAGTAGATAACGCTTGCTGTGGGCATGGCGTGCCCAGTGAGGCTTACATCCGCTTCACGAACGGAGTGGTCGTCAGGGGCTTCACCGTGGAGTACGGGGAAGCGACGGAGCCAGAATGATTCTCCAGGGCGACTCCACCTCCCTCCCACTCGCAGACTCATCTGTGGACGCCGTCGTAACTGACCCGCCGTACGGTCTAGAGTTCATGGGAAAGGACTGGGACCGAGCGGTGCCACCCGTCGCCATCTGGAAAGAAGTCCTCCGCGTCATGAAGCCAGGCGCCTTCGCCGCCATCCTATGCTCGCCCCGCCAGGACCTACAGTCCCGGATGATAGTGAATTTCGAAGGCGCGGGCTTTTGTACCGGGTTCACCTCAATCATGTGGACCTACGCAACAGGCTTTCCGAAGGCTGGAAATTTGTCCAAGCTCGCAGACCGACGTCGGAGAGACGATGTAAGGCCAGTCTGTAGATTCCTGCGTCGGCGAATCGAGGAACTCGGCGTGCACATCAAGACGATTGCGGCCGAGTTCGGGTTTCATCCCCGCATGGTTGAGCACTGGGCAGCAAGAGACACCGACAGCCAGCCAACGGTGCCCACCTGGGACCAGTGGCTGCAGCTCAAGGGACTACTCGGGTTCGGGGACAAGATGGACGACGAGGTCGCACGGCTGAACCACCGCAAGGGCACCCTCGGTGACGCGTGGCACGAGAGAGAGGTGATAGGTGAGCGTGCACCAACGGGCCCTTCTTGGTTCGCCGAGAATGACCAGCGGATCACCGCCCCATCCACCCCCGAAGCTAGGGAGCTCGAAGGCGCCTACGCCGGCTTTCAGCCCAAGCCCGCGTTTGAACCCGTGCTGATCGTCATGAAGCCGCTTACAGAAAAGACCTATCTCGATCAAGCGCTGGCCAATGGCAAGGGTTGTTCTTGGCTCGACGACGCGCGGATCCCGACTGATACACTCGCAAGCGGCGGCAAGCCGACGGCAACCAATAATCCATGCTTCGCGAGCAAGGGCAACAATCCATGCACGACACGCGCTGCGCCGCACGACGCCGGCCGCTTCCCCGCCAACGTCCTATGCTGCGACGACGCGCTCAACGATGGGAGGGTGAGCGGTGGTGGGCAGCGTATTGTCGGCGGAACCAATCGCACTGTTACAAAACACATTGGACAAATGAGCGAACAGCCACGGACTGACGCGGTGGTGAATATCGGCGACGCCGGCTCATACTCCCGGTACTTCGACCTGGATCAGTGGTGGGTAGACAGGATCGCGCGGCTGCCCGAATCGGTGCAGCGCGTGTTCCCGTGGCTCATTGTGCCGAAGCCTAGCAAGAGGGAGAAAAACGCGGGGCTGGAAGAGCAGGGGAATCATCACGTCTCGGTCAAGCCCGTCCGACTCATGTCTTACCTGGTCACGTTGTTTTCACGAGTGGGCGAGGTCGTGCTCGACCCGTTCGTTGGGAGCGGGTCCACAGGGGTGGCTGCTGAAATCATGGCCCGGCGGTTTGTTGGCGTAGAGCTCGACCATGAGTACGCCGAGCTGGCTGAGAGGCGTGAGCGCTTCGCAGCGGCAAGGGACTGCGGGACCATGGCGTTCGAGCTGCAGCCATTGGCGACGGCGGGAGCGCCGGACCCAAACCAGGGCGACTTGTTCGGGGAGGATAGCTGATGATTCCTTGGGGATTACAATTGAGCCGGGCGGAAACCCGAAGTATGTCCAGTCACTTGGAACCAATTGTAAAAGAATGTCAGAGATTGTGGCGAATTGTCGCCAATTGTAAAAACACTGGTTGAACCAGGGAAAAACTAGGATGCTCTCGTACCTCATCGGCGCCGGCCAGAAGACCCACATCATCGACGAAACCACCCGCGGTGGTGAACTCGGCCCAGGGACTACCCTGTGCGGCCGGCCGGTGCGCGGTGGGTCCGTCGAGGAGTCCGAGCGGATCCCGGGCTGCTCCATCTGCGCTCGGGTGCTCCGGAAGATGCAACGGGAGTTCGACGCCAGGTCCGAGCCCCTCAAGTCGGCCCCGATGCCGCTGGTGAACGACCGCGACTTCCTGTGCCCGATATGCCGGGAGCCGCTGAGGCTTGCTGCCAAGAGGCACTCATTCCCAACGCAGCGCGTCAACACCGTCCGGGTGACGATGATGCTCATCTGCAACAACGAGCCCGGGCACGGAGAAGAGCCATGACGGATTTCGAGGCGCTCGGGACCAAGCTCGGGAGGCTGGTCACGAAGAAGCGGGCCGCGTACGGCAACAGCCATGAGAAGAGCGGTGAGGTGCTCGCCATCCTCTACCCCGGTGGTGTGCAGCCGGACCAGTACGGCGACATGCTCACGGTAGCCAGGGTGCTTGACAAGCTGTTCAGGGTGGCCACTGACCGGGGCGCCTATGGCGAGAGCCCGTGGAAGGATGTCGCTGGCTATGGCCTCCTTGGGTGGGCCGCTGCAGAACGCCGGGTCGTGAAGTGTGGTGATGGGGCCGGGAGCCAGCGGTGATGGGGGTAGGCTGCAAGAACTCGGTGACGGTGGCATCGGTGGTCGCAGAAACCGCCCTCGTCGCTTACAGTGCGAATGACGGCGATCTAGCCAAAGGAGAAGGCAATGGGCACGACACGAGACGAGATCGAGCGACCGAGGGGCCAAAGATGAGTCGCTCGGAAGCCTCGCGGGCGCGCGCGCGGTTTGTTAATATCAAGATCTTCCTTCTCTCTTGCTCCCCTCTTACTCTTCTCAAGAGGCTTGTGAGGGATAAGAAAGATCTTACGTGCATGCGCGCAGGCCCGCATACGAGGGGCCACCTCTTTTTTCTCCTCCGCCTTCCCCTCTTGTCCGCCTCCGAGGTGATCCATGCCGGCTCCTAGACTCGACCAGGCAACCATCGAGAGAATGCTGCTCGCCTACATCAAGGACCCCAACACGACCTATGTCGCCAAGGCCTGCAACGTCTCCTGGGAGACCGCGAAGAAGTACATCCAGCACGGTGCCCCCACGCTCGGCATCGGACCCTTCGCCACCGAGGCCCGTCGCATCCTGCGCAACGGCGACAAGATCGTGCGGCTCACCGAGGTCACCAAGGAGATCCGCTACAAGGTTGAGGAGCGGGACCTCGCCGGGCTCCAGGATATGCTCTTCGAGTTCGAGGCCACCATCCACGAGTGCATCGGCCTGGTCAAAGCCCGAGCCACCCGAGAGAAGGAATACTTCGCCAAGTGCGACGATATGCGCGCCAACGAGACGCCCGAGGACATGATCGCCAAGGTGAAAGTGCCTAGGGCGATGAACATGAATGATCTTCGTGGCTTGGCCCAGGCCCTCCACGAGCTCGACGGGATGAAAAGGCAGTTCTGGGACCGCCTGGAAATCGTCCGGCGCACTACGGTGGAGTCCACGGTGTCGGCCGGCGACGGCCCGGTCGCCGAGGGCATTGCTGTCGCCTCCCCTCCACCGCTGGACCTCTCCGCCTGGCAACCATATGAAATCGCTGCTTATGTTGACTCCATCGATGAGGGACTTGACCCCGTCTATCCAGCGTGGATGACCGTCGTCGGCCCCGGAGTCCAGCTGGAACGCGTGCACAACGGCGCAAACGTTATTCCGGACAAGAAGGGTCTGGATAATAGTGGACAAGATCGCTCCGTAATGTTCCCTCCGGCCGCCGATGATCCAAAATCTGACGAGGGTGATTGATAGAGGTTGATGACATCGTTCATTTATTCCTGTTACCAGGGTGTGGGCTGGTAACAAAAGACCTCGGCCGGACTCCTGGCGGCACTTTTTCCTTGCATCGCGCTGGCTTCTGTGGCAAAGATAACAGACACACGAGGACGCCGCCATGGGAGCCAAGAGAATGATGGGTGATTACACGGACTTGTACGCTGCTGGTGTTGCTGGTGGACCCGGGGGAGGGGGGTTAACGTTTCCGACCTTCTTCGTCTGGAAAGCATGCCTAGCAGGGTGCGGTATAGGTACACAATATATAAAAAGGTCGAGGCCTTGAAGGTTGTCGGATACATTAGGGTCTCGACAGAAGACCAAGCCAGAGAGGGAGTCTCACTCGAAAACCAGATTTCGAGGCTCCGCTCATACTGCAGCCTCCACGGCCATGAGCTCGTCGCCGTCTATGAGGACCGCGGCGCCTCTGGCAAGGATCTCTCCCGCTTGGGAGCCCAGGCCGCCTTTGCCGCTCTCGAGCGCGGCGACGCCGAGGGGCTGTTGGTCACTCACCTCGACCGCCTCTCCCGCAGCCTCCGCGACTTCCTTTATTTGGTCGACACCCATTTCGGCCCCGGGTGCAGGTTCTCGCTGCTCTGCATCGACAACCAGCTGGACACGAGCACGCCCACCGGCCGGATGATCGCCTCGGTGCTGGCGACCGTGGCCCAGTGGCAGCGCGAGGAGGACGTGGAGCGCGTCAGGCGGGCTATGGCTCACAAGAAGGCCAAGGGCGAGCGCGTGGGTTCCGTGCCCTGGGGGTACCGTCTCGCCGGCGACGGCCGCACCCTCACCCCGCACTCGGAGGAGCTGCGGGTCATGATGACGGCCCTCGACATGCGTCGTCGTGGGATGACCCTCCGAGCCATCGCCGACAAGCTCAAGGAGCTCGGCCACCGCAACCGGCGCCGCTCGACCACGTGGAACGCGAAGACCATCTCTCGCATCATCAAGGCCGCCGAGGCATACGAGGCATCCCCCGAGAGGCAGTGGGTGGACGAGGACGCCGCGCTGGCCGCGGAGGCCGCCGCCGGCCTCCGCCCCGACGACAAGGAGCAAAAACCGTGACAGATACCTGCAAGCAACTGAATCACAAGGGCACACGCTGCGTGCTTAGGCATCCCCACGGAGGCCCGTGCGACTTTCGCCTCGGCGGCTCCCAGGGGCACGCATGGAAAACGGTGCAGCGGTGCGGGTGCTATTACGACGCCGAGAAGTTTCTCCAGGCAGACATGTTTGCCGGGCTCCCAACAAAAATCCGGGCCATGGCAGACGGCACCTTCAAGGCCCAGGTGGGCAAGCCGCTCGCCACCACGAAGGAGGACTGAGATGGACGTTGTCGTGACCGTACCCAAGTCCTTCGGCTTGGCCCACTGGGTGGCCGAGGGCGACGCTGCTGGGGAGCCCGAGAGCGGCGAGCAATTCCCCGGGCACGACAAAGAGGCCACAGATCGATCTCAGGTGAGCCCCGGCCGCTGGGGAGAACACCGATGATGACGTTCGCCGAAATTGACTGGCGCCGGCAGCATCACCACGCGACGAGAATCCGAAACCTGAGCGATATCGAGGGCAACGTGGACCTCCAGGCCGACTTCGATTATCCCGGGCCGTACCCAGCCCCTCCCGAGCCACGGACTGCGCTCGAGTCCATGGCGCAGGCGTGGATGGTGTTGCGCGCGATCAAGCTCGACATCGAGCCGTGCCCGGCCTGCGGTTCGGCCCGCCACCAGCTCGGCTACTTCGAGGACGGCCGCTGCACCGCCTGGTGCGACAAATGCGAGGCGTGGACGGCTGCGCCTGCGAAGGAGACCCAATGAAGACCGAACCCAAGCTATGCCCTGAGTGCGGGAAGCCCCTGCTGCCCTGCCGAGAGCTGCATCTATTGGACTTCAGGGACTATCAGCTGGTGATGTATCCTGACGGCCTATGCAGGGTTGCCGCGAGATCCCGGCCGACACCCGCCTGGGGCTGCCGGGATGGATGCTTTACGGAGGCGGTGGACTCGAGCGGGGAAGCAGAGTGGTTCCGGGCCCGCGTGCGGGCAGTTGCGACCACCGGCAAGGTGCCGTACCCAGAGACCCCTGAAGAAGGGGAGATGAAGACGCGCGAAGAAATAGAGGCTGAACTGGCTGAGATCGAGTCGGACGAGCGGCTCGGATACGATCTGGCCACGATCGAGGTCAATGCCCTACTGGCGCTGAAGCAGCTCGTTGCCAAGACCAAGGCCGGGGTGTTGCGCTGGGTGCTGGGGCTACCGTACCTCCAATACCACGGCCAGGACGAGGAGTAGAGCGATGCCCCAATATATTCTGCACAAAGACGGCGCCTACAACATCTACTCGACGATCGTTGATGCGCCTCTCTTCAAGGAGGCCGCACCCCACTACGAGGAGCCGAAATAATGCCCTACGATGAAGATTTAGAGTGTTGCGTCCCGGCATATTTGCTGTCGTTTCGGTGTGCCTGCGGTAAGCGCTGGGCGATGGAGGTGGAAATCCCTGTCGAAGACTGGCCGCCGGCGAAAAGCGATCCCACCCGCCACGGGGCTCGTTGTGCATGCGGTCGGTGGATGGAGTGGAAGGGCGGAAAATTCACCGTGAGTGATGAGCCGACCGATGCATGGGGCAGACCCAATGCCTGATCCCGACGCGGTGAAACTCCAAACGGCCCTGCAGCTTTTGGCGACTCTTCGGCAGGTGCGGTTTTTCGTTACGCCCGATGCGGAGGGAGTTACGATTCCATCCCACCTGAAAGAGGAGGAGCTGGTGATGCTGGACTTCGGTCGTCGGGCTCCGATTCCGATTGAGGATTTGAAGTGCGACCGAGATGGCATCAGCGGGACGCTGAAATTCGGGCCGGAGTACTTCTGGTGCTCGGTGCCATGGCTGGCTGTGGTTGGCATCCAGAAGTTCGGACCTACGCCTGCGCAGCGGGCTTGGGTGCCGATGGTGCTGACCGAGGGGAAGAACTGATGCGGGTCTGTGATGTTGAAATGATCAAGGGCGTGCGGCGCGTGCGGGAAACTGGGCATCCGTACGTCATCGACGTCTACGTGTCGCCCTGGTGGATGTGGTCGAAGAAGCGCCGAACTCGCCTCGAAGAACACCTCGATTTTACGAAGCCGGCACACGTGCACCTCAGGCTCAAGACGTGGTGGTGGTAGCGATGAGCAGCCCCCCAGTGACACGAATGTTCCGGAGATCCGCGCTGGACGACATGATGATGGCCGCGGAGAAGATGGCCATGGCCGCCACGAAGTGGGGCGCCATCGACGAATTTTCTCTGGTGGGAAAATGTGTCGATCTCGCCGAGGTTATCCGAAAGGCCACCGCGGCCCCCGCCGCAATATTCCACGACATCCCGATTCTGAAAAGCGAGGACGTTCCGGAGTGCCCAGGCTGCGGGAAGCAGGTGCGGCGGACGTTCGACACGGCGAAAGTCGGGGAGGACCTAGACTAAGAACGTCGTGATCCTGTTGGGTTGTGGATAAGGTGTTGCATAGTATGTACAATGCTGTATAAAACAAACATGGACGCAACGACAAACACAAACACGACGGAGCACGGCATGAATACCATCAAAGCACGCGGATACATCCTCACCAGCGAAGACATTTTTGCCCGTCTGTACGAGCCCTACACCGACCATGTCCAAGCGTACTACAATTACATCAACGCATGTCCCGAGTGTGGCCAGCCTGCCAGTAATCACTCTGGCGACAAAAGCCATTGCGCCTGCGGGATGTCCTGGTAGACCATGCGGGCCGCCCTGAGATTGGAAGACATTAATACCAAAGATGCCAAGATGGTCAATGCTATGTGTCGCCAGATGGGAGAGCGGCCCGCGTGTCCGTCCCGTGCATGGGTGGCGCGGGTACGCATTAACGCCAACGGCTACGTTGATCGTGACTTCCTGCGCGCCGATGCAGTGGACTACTCCGATGCCAATGGCGCTGGGTCTCGCGGTATCTTCAAGTGCTACTGGTTAGATGAGCGAGCCTACTACGAGGTGTCAGCGCCGCAGTCGTGGCGAGGTACTGATCGGTACTTTTGCGAGACCATCAACGGCGAAATCATTCGCATGACCAAGGAAGAGGTGCAGGATGCCCAGTTATAACGAAATGAATGTAGCTGAATTGTTCCCCAAAACCGTCTATCGCGCGATTGCCTCCTGTTCTTGTCTAGGAGAAAGAATCACACATGCAGACGCGAAGAGAGCGGCGAACAATGCAATTATGGATGGCGGCCTTGAGTTCCCTCCAAGGGACCTGCTGCTGGCAATCACCAACCATGTACTCCAAGAGGTCTACATTGGCGCAATGGTTTCTTAGATGAGGTATGCCCTGAAGTTGACAGACTTCGCAGGCTATCCACCCGCCACCAATACCGGGTATGCCATACGAAGGACATTGCGAAGGCTAACCGGATCTCCTCTATTGCACAGCCGGTCCAGGGCTTGGGTGGCCGACGTCACTGGTGGCACATGGGCATTTGTTAGGCCGGCAGTTGATTATTCGACGATCAACGTTGATGCCGGGCAAAACGCAGACAAAAACTACTGGCTAATTGATGGCCATGAATACGAGGTGTCAGAACCTACATCATGGAGTGGCGTCGATCGTTATCGGTGCAGGATAGAAGACGGAAGGATGGTGAAGATAGATGCCTAAGTTAGGATTGGGAATAGACGTCCTAACGGCAGCTCGCGAGCGCACCGCCTGGACGTTCGATACCTTCCAACGAGTATGCGTGAGCTTCAGCGGCGGCAAGGACTCCTCTGTCATGCTGCACCTTGCGATGGATGAGGCGATCAGGCGAGGGCGTCGGGTGGGCGTGCTGTTCATCGACCTGGAAGGACAGTACCAACTCACCATCGAGCACATCCAGGAGTGCATGGGCCTTTACGCAGACCACATTGACCCCTACTGGATAGCGCTCCCGTTGTCCCTCAGAAACGCGGTAAGTGTCTATGAGCCCAAGTGGCAATGCTGGGATCCGGATCGCCGTATCGACTGGATTAGGGAGCCTCCCGCCAATGCCGTGACGGATGCTGATAGGTGGCCCTGGTTTGAGCGTGAAATGGAGTTCGAGGAGTTCGTCCCGCTGTTCAACAAGGAGTACTCCCAGGACCAGCTTACGGCGTGCCTGGTGGGCATCAGGACGGACGAAAGCCTGAACCGATACAGGACCATCGCCAGCACCAAAAAGCAGAAGTTCGAGGGGCGACAGTGGACCACCTACACAGGGGGCACCACCTACAACGTCTACCCGATTTACGACTGGCGAACAGAAGACATCTGGACGTACAACAGCAAGTTCGGCAAGTGCTACAATCGGCTGTACGACCGGATGCATCAGGCGGGGCTTGGTATTCACCAACAACGTATCTGCCAACCGTACGGGGATGACCAGCGCAAGGGGCTCTGGTTGTTCCATATCATCGAGCCCAAGACGTGGTCGCGTATTGTAGCCAGGGTCAACGGCGCCAACGGCGGTGCCTTATACTCCAAGGACAGCGGCAACATCCAGGGCATGCGAAAAATTACCTTGCCGCCCGGGCACACGTGGGAATCGTTCGCGAAGATGCTTCTGGCGTCCATGCCCGACAAGACCCGCGACCACTTTGAGGACAAGATTGCCGTGTTTCTCCGGTGGTGGCAGTCCCGTGGATACGAGGCAATCCCAGACGAAGCGGACCGTAAACTGGAGTCAAAAAAAGAGGTGCCATCGTGGCGAAGGATTTGCAAGGCTCTTTTGAGAAACGACTACTGGTGCAAGGGGCTGAGCTTTGGGCAGACGAAGGCCCCGGCATACGAGAACTACAAGCGCATCATGAAAAAGAGGCGGGCAGCATGGGGGCTGATATGAGTTGGATGGATGATCACCCTGTATCTCGAGTGCGCTGGGTGCGGGTGGAGTTGATTTCAGCCAACAACTACAACCCCAACGCAGTAGCGCCCCCAGAGATGATCTTGCTGCAACACAGTATCGAGTGCGACGGCTACACTCAGCCCATCGTGGTCTGTGAGACAGAGGATGGATTCGAGGTGGTGGACGGTTTCCATCGCTACCTTGTTGGAATCAAGCTAGGACTGTCGCATCTGCCCGTGGTGGTAATCAACGGCGGGCGGGCTAGCAGGGAAGATCGGATCGCCTCGACCATCCGCCATAACCGCGCCCGCGGAAAGCACCAGGTGGGAGCTATGTCGGACATCGTTCAAGAGCTCACCAAGCGCAACTGGAGCGAGAAGAAAATAGGCAAAGAGTTGGGGATGGAACCAGACGAAGTACTGCGACTGAAGCAAATCAGCGGACTGGCTGAACTGTTCGCGGATCGAGATTTCAGCGAGGCATGGGAAGCGGAATAGTTGACCAGAACACAGGAGGCAGGACGATGAAACCAGGCGACACGGTGACGATCTATGAGGACCCAATGACACAACGAGTTCCCGAGGGTGAGGCCAAGCTGATCAAAAAAATCAGCACCTCCATGGGTGGCGAGCGCTGGATCGTACGCTTCGACGACGGCGACTACGAGCGGTTCATTTTCCTACAGGAGGCAGGACAGTGAAGGCACTGATGGACAAACTTGACGCGTTGATCGCGAAGCCACGTCCCGCGCCCTGTCCGTGTTTTTCGTGCGACGGCCGGCGGGCCAAGTTCCCGCGCGACAACCCAAGGTTCTGCACCCAACGGTGCGCGGTAGATTGGGCGCTGGGCATGACGGAATCGTATTACTACGATCACTCGGTTCCCGAATGGACCGAGTAAGGAGCTCCCATGCCGAAGACGGCGATCACGGTCCGCATGGACGACGAAATTCTGGCGGACCTGAGGAAATGGATGGCTGCACAGCCCGCCCAGCCCTCGCTGACCAGCGCGATTGAGGCGGCGGTGGACGAGCTGCTGGCGGCTCACCCGGTGGACGATGATGGCTGACAACGACGCAATCACCAGTGGTACCCAGAGGAGACGAGTGCGATGAATTGGACCGACAACGAAAGAGAAGACCTCGAGACGGCGACGATCCTCATTAGCGAATTCGCCCAGGAAATTCTGGCTGATCTCACACTCGGCGTGATAGTGGCCGGCTGCGGAGCGTTCTACCTCCCGGCCGTTGTCCTGGGCCACGTCCGTCGAGGCCTGCGGGACTTCCGCTCGGAGCTCAAAAAATGGAAGGAGCCGACTGATGGGTAGAGAAATCAGGATGGTGCCCAGGGGATGGGAGCATCCCAAGAATCGCGCCGGCGGCTACAGGTCACTTTTCAACAGCACCTACAAGGCCGCAGCCCAGGAGTGGTGGGATTGCGCGGAAGCGTACCACGCCAGGGATCTGGAAAGATTGCGCGAATTGGACGTCTATATGGGCGCTGATCCGGAGGAAGCGTTCGCCGAGCATCCATGGTACTGGGAATGGACCGACCGGCCGCCCAACCCCGAACATTACCGCCCCGAGTTTGACTCACCGGCTGATCATTTCCAGGTGTATGAGAACACCACCGAGGGCACACCCATCAGCCCTGTACTCGAAACCAAGGGTGACGTCGGTCAGTGGCTGATGGGTAACTGGGGATATTCCGAGGAAGAAGCCTTTGCGATCTGTGAAACTGGGTGGACGGCGAAGGGCCGCCGACTCTAAAAAAGGAGGAACCCATGGGTGAGAAAACAATCGAGCCGAACGCGGACGGAGTGCTCTTGGTCAAGTGCGAGTGCGGCGCCACCATCGCTAGGCACGTGCACCAGACGCCTCCAAGATCTGGTGAGTTTTTCGAGGTGCTCTGTGTGTGCTGTAAGAAGCGCCGCCACGTCTTTATGACCAGGGACGGGAAGGTGTTCTACAACTCCAGCCCGTCCGAGCCCATCAACATGGGCGGAGGGTTTGAGGGATGAGCGGCTCCGACCTTCGCCGCCTTCGGTGGGGCTTCGCGATGGACAGCGCCAGGAAGCTCGCCCGCCGTCTCGGCATCGCCCACTCCACCGTATACCGCAACGAGCAGCGCGCCCGAGTCACCGATTACGTTTCGGCCCGGGTCGCTGCGAACCCCCTCGCCTCCGCGTTCCTTCTCGGCATGACCGGGGATGCAGAGGCGGAACAACTGGAGTTGACCTGATGTCCAGCCGCTCACTGGAAGAAACGGTCGAGCTGATCAATGCCTGCTACGAGCAACACCGTGAAAATGAGGCGCGCTGGGAGAAAGAGGACCGCATGGACGAAGCCGAACTGCATTATTATCGGGCAGTTCAATGCATGAACTCGGCCATCGGATCCCTCCGTAGTTCAGCCAAGTGGTGGAGCGATATTGACCAGCTGCTGATGGCTAAGTTCTGTGAAGAAAAAGCCGTCTCGCTGGAAAACGGCAAGCCGCCGATGCGAGTTGAGTTTGTGCTGGCGGCCGAACTTCTCAAGGAGCAGACCCCATGAAAGACACCCGGAGCAGCAGAGAACCTCTGATCATCCACCACGCGGGGTGCGCGGACGGAATATGCGGCGCGTTGGTTTTGTGGCTCGGGCTGGGCCGTCGCGGGGCACTCCTGCCGGTTCAGTACGGGGACGCGCCGCCGGACATCAAGACCATCGAGGGCCGCGAGGTGTGGATCGTGGACTTCAGTTATCCACGGGGAATCCTCGAGGACATGAACGCCGAGGCGTCGAACATCATGGTGCTTGATCACCACAAAACCGCGGCCGAGAACTGCGAAGGGCTGGACTTCTGCACGTTCGATTCGACCAGGAGCGGCGCGAAGATCGCCTATGATCTAATGCTTGGGTTGGGGCGTTTGCGTGGAGAGCCTCCCGACCTGGTGGACGTCCTCGGTGTCTTGGTGGCCTACGTGCAGGATCGGGACCTCTGGACCTGGGAGCTGAAAAACAGCAAGGAGATCTCGGCCTGGCTGGCGAGTTGGCCGCGGACGCTTGAGAGCTGGTACGAGCTGCTGTGCCGGGTGACCCACCTTGGTTTCGGGCGGATGGTGGGCGAAGGCCAGGCGCTCCTGCGGAACAACGACAACCTGATCAGCTCCATGGCGAAGCAGGCCGAGGCGGTGGACTGGATCCCGGAGTCCTGCCCGCCGCTGCGGGTGCTGCTGGTCAACAGCCCGGTGCTCCACTCCGAGCTCGCCGCGAAGCTCCTGGCCGCCCGCGAGTGCGACTTCGTGTGCGTCTGGCGGCGGACCAAGGACAAGTTCGTCTACAACCTGCGCTCGACCACGGTGGACGTGAGCCAGATCGCGCGGGCACTCGGTGGGGGCGGGCACGCCAAGGCGGCCGGGTTCTCGAGCCCGTCCCGGCCCGCGCGGTTTTTCGTCACGGCGGAGAAGAGCTAGCCATGAAACTCACACCGGAAAACAAGAAGCACATCGATGGGCCGGGCCAAGTCGATCTGCTCCGAAAGTGGCGGTTCGCGCCGTCTGGTGATCCATGGTTCCAGGGCGAGACCGGGGACTACTGGGGAGAGCGGATCACTGAGCTCCGGGCCAAGAGCCCGGGCGGATACGTGGCCGCCTCGAAGCGGATCGGGTGGAGTTCATGACGACCTGCACCTACTGCGGAGGGCCCGGCGCCCCGAACCCCAGGGTGATGTGCTCGGCCTGCATTGACAGATTCATGGCCGCGACTGCCTCGCCCCCGCTGTCAGAAGAGAGTGCAGCCAAGCTCAACAAGTTTTTAGAGGACACCATGCCACGATCCAAAGACGCCATCATGATCTACGACGACCTCGAGGCCGACTGTCCGGTGGAGCCCGGGATGCGCGAGAAGATGCTGGAGCACTACGATTCCATCATGGCCACCGTTCCACCTGGCGCCGTCCAGGTGTTTGTGTGCGGCCCGAGCACCAGCCCGTGCGGCCCCAACCGCGACGACCACGTCTGGGACGACGAGGTGGAGTTCACCGACAGCGCGGGCAAGAATTGCGGCGGCTCGGTGGCGTGCTCGAGGTGCGGGTTGCCCGCGATGGACTACGACATCTGGAACGCCCCATGAAAAAGCCTCGCCCACCCCGCCCCGGGCAGGTCTACTGGAACGAGCGCAACAAGAGCATGGCAACCATCTACGAGGTGAGCGACGGGATGATCCGTGCGACCGTCTCCCAGGTTGATGACCAGGCCCGACCGCGTATCAAGCCCCCTCGCCGGTTCTTTTCCATCGCCTGGCGGCAGGGCGTCCCGGAGCACTGCACGCTGCAATACGATCCGCCCAAGAGGAACGGCGAATGACGACGGCCCTCGCGATCCGACCGACCCCGCCCGTGATCGAGTTCCGTCGTTGCACCGGGCACTGCTGCGATCCGGTCACCATCCAAGCCGGGCCCTACTACCACCTCCGCCGCGTCTTTGATGGAATGGTCGGTGACGTGGAGTGGATTGCAGACAACCTGATTTATGTCGGGTGGCGTTCGCCGGCGAACGGAGGGTGGGTCGAGCGCGGGAATCACGAATACAGCTGCCCTCACTTTGACAAGCGCGACCGCCGGTGTCTCATCTACGGCCAAGGCAAGCGCTCGTTGATGTGCCGCACTCACCCCAATTATGGGCGCGGGCCGTGGAAGGTGTGCCTGCACGAAGGCTGCACCCGGCGGACGATGGTGCTCGACATGAACACCCGGGGCATGCCTCGCTGGCTGTTCCCCGACCTTTGGAACGAGGACTGGGACCGCTGGGTGGCCTTCGAGGAGGACGTCTGCCGGCCCGAGTGGGGCGCCGACGCAATGCCGCCGGGCCATGACGAATAGAGGAGAACGATGACAAGAAGCTGGATCAACGCCGTCCGCAGGTTATTGAAGTGCAGGAAGCTCAAGCCAGGCGAGAAGATAGGCGCGCGCCTCCGCATCCCGGATCCACCCCCGCCGAAACAGCGCCCCCCAGAGTACTGGCAGCCCGCGCCCGACGGAACAAAGGTCGAGGAGACCACGACCGTCGAGCATGAGGGTGGACGCGTTCGCGTCACCACTGGGCAGATAATCACGACACCCGACGGGGAACGATTCCCCGGGCGGGTGGACGTCGAAGAGGGAACGGAGCACTAGATGCCTATCGACTTCGATTCCATCGACTACAAGATCAATAGCTTCCTGGACTTCTGGGAAAAGTCCGGGCGGGATCCGGACGAGCTGCGCGTCGACAATTGGCAGATCCACACCCCGGGTTGCGCGGGCGACTTCGGGTGCTGCTCGAAAAGCTACGACCTGGCCACGCTGGTCGACGCGCTCTACGAATTGACCGGGCGGAAAGAGCCGCCATTCAAAAAGAAGGAGAGAAGAGATGCCGAAACTGACCCGGATTCGAACTGCCAAGCTGACGCTGTCGAAACACCGCCGGATGGTGATGTGCCGGCGGGTGCTTGAGAAGGTGGCCGCCGGTTTTTCCTACATGGACGCCCTCGCCAAGGTGATCTCGAAGCACAAGATCCTGGGCGGCGACATGCTGGCGCTGACCAAGGACGTCTTCCGCTTGGCTGTGCGCCGCCGGCAGCTGACCAAGAAAAAGTCGCGCGCGATCATGGCTGAGGTCCTGGGGACAGGATGAAGTGCCCTCGGTGCAAACTCTATCACTCCTGGGCGTGGACCAGGGATGGACGACTGGGGGATCCACCGTTTGAGGAAGAGTGCAACGACGACGAAGGCGGCGGTCACTTTGAGTTGGTGGATCACGACCTGTTCCACATCGACGGCGTGAAGATGTTTCGCTGCGTGTCTTGCGGATCCACCACCTTCACCGCTGGCCAGGCGGCCTACCAGACGGTCCTGAAATGCGTTCGTTGCGGATGGGAGGCGACGGTCCACGACGGTTGACACCGCCGCCCGATCTCCCATACTCGGCCGATGTCGTTCTCTCAATACAGAATAATTTACAAAGTCGGATCTCTCGAGTTCACATGGATTCGATCTGGGACGTCCAGGGATCGGGTCGTCGAGCTCGCAGAACGCGCGCTTAAAGACGCGCATCACGGCAACGCGGAGCTGGTCTCCGTGGAGCGCCTGGAGGCACATAATGGCAGATGAAAAAGAAACAGACACCACCGAGCCGGTGGACGAACTACAGGCGCTCGAGGATATCGAATCTCGATTGGCCGACGTGCAAACCCGCCTCGCCACCCTGCTGCAGCAGTTGGCCGACGGAAAATCCATCGGTGGCGCCCTCGTTGGCTACCCTGGGCCATGGACGGCCGAGCGGCGGCAGGAGTTCGAGGCGATCGTAAAGAGCCACGACAAGACCACAGGGTCGCTGTGGGAGGCCCTCAGCGAGGCGGGCTACGAGGTGATCGAGCTGCCCGAGGCCGTTTACGGCGCGCTGAGCCCAGAAACCAGATGACTCCCGCGGAGCACATCCATGGATCCCTGACCGCGGCCCTGGCCCTCAGGCTCGCCGGCAAGCCTGGCCGTTCGGCCGCCTTCGTGCTCGCTGCCGCCGTCCCGGTGCTCACGGGCCGGATCGATTGGGCTGGGGTCCAGGTGGTGGCCTCGGGGTGGCTATCCATGGCCACAGAAAACGTGATAACCTCGGGGCATGCCCAGGCCCCGATCAAAGACCCCCCGCGGCCACGCTGATATTTCCCTGCCGACCGTCCCCCCGCCCCAGCTCGCGGACGCCAAGAAGCTGAAAGAGCAGCACGTCGAGGCGGCGCGGGAGGACATCAACGCCTTCATCGAGTACGTCTTCGAGCACTACGACAAGAACACGAAAAAGACACGGCCGTTTGTCCAGGGGTGGATGCATAAGCAGTGGCAGGCACTGATGTCTAACCACTCGAGATTGTTGATAATTGCGCCGAGGAGCCACGGGAAAACCTCGCAATGTATCGCCCGGGCCCTCTACGAGCTCGGTCGCGATCCCAACCACCTGATCAAAATCATTTCGCAGAGTGATGCCAAGGCCGTCAAGCGCCTCTCGATGATCCGCGCGCATATGAAGGACAACAAGCGGCTGCACGACGTGTTCCCGCACCTGAAGCTCGACGAGCTCACCGAGGCCAACAAGCACCAGGTCACCGTGAAGAGATCCGCGCGGATGGCCGACCCGTCCATCGAGGCCCTCGGAATCACGAGCAGCGCCTCCGGCGACCGAGCCACGATCCTCCTGGCCGACGACGTGGTGGACCGGCGCAACTCGATCACATTGCCGAAAGTTCGCCAGCAGATCAAGGACGCCTGGGACGACTGGGTCAACTTATTGGGAGGCGACGGCGGACAGATTTGGTACATCGCCACCCTCTGGCACCAGGCCGCGCTGACCCACGACCTCATGGCCAATCCCGAGTGGGCGGTGGCGTGGTACGAGATTACTAAGGCGATGGGGTGCTACGTCAAGATCCCCGACGGGCGCGAGCACAAGGCCGACTATCCGCTCTGGGGGTGGGATCCACAGTGCAAGGTGCACCCGAGCCCCGATGAGTCCGTCCCGGTCGAACCGCCCCCCGAGCCAGCGATGAACAGCGTGACGTGCCACTGCGGCCCGTGGACGACGCGCAAGCTGCAGCGTCGCCGCCGCGAGCTGGGCCCGCGGAAGTTCGCCCGCGGGTTTTCCAACCGGCCGATGTCTGAGGGCGAGTTGAAGATCGACCCTGACTGGATTCGTACCTACACCGAAGAGCCAGGCGACGACTGGTTCTGGTACGTCAGCCTCGACACCGCGGAATCCCAGGGCCAGCAGGCCGCTTGGACGGGGGTCGTGATTGCGGCAGTGAACCCGGCGAACGGGCACCTGAGAATTTGGGACGCGTTCCACGTCAAGATGAAGTTTCCCGACCGAGTGAAGCTGGTGATCGATCTCTACAACGAGCACCTTCCGGAGCTGGTCATAATCGAGCGCGCCGGCGGCGGCATCTCGTTGTCGGAGCATCTCATCGAAAACACCTCGATCCCGATCTTCGGGATGCCGACGAAGACCAAAGGCGGCCACTCGAAAGATGAGCGCCTGGAGTCGACCACGCCCAGGTTGGCCAACGGGCAGATCACATTCGCCCCCGAGCTGGATCCCACGGAGGGCCTCGTCGGCCTCGACCGCGGCGACCTGCTCTCGGAGCTGCTCGAGTGGGGATCCTACCCCACGAAGGACATCGCGGACGCGTTCGCGCATTTGGCGCGCTACTGTGCTATCAAACACCCATGCGCGTGGGACGAGGGCCCCGACGGAGTGCACGCCGGGATGAGCCTGGCGAGCCGGCGGGCGCGCGATGACGACTGCATGACCGTTACCCTGATTGGCTGAACAATGAACCCCTGGATCCCCATTGCCGTCTCCATCTCCTCCTCTGTCATCATGGCGCTGATCGGCTTCATCGTGAAACGAGAACTGGGTCGCGTCGCATCCGACACTGCCGATCTCAAGAAGGCCAACGCGGCCGAGGCGAAGGAGCGGAAGGAGGCGTTGGAAAAGATGGCGGCCGACACCAAGGCCTTCACGCAGGCCTGCGACGACAAATACCTGAGCAAGGAGCTCTTTAACAGCCTGGAGGTATCTCGCAAAGAAGTTGACCAACTTCGGCGCGAGGCCGACGGGCGACTGGAGGGCCTGATTAAAGACCTCATTTCAAGGCACGGAGGGTAAGGTGGAGCACAGCGTGACAGGAAAGATAAACCTCCTGGCGACCATAGCGCCGTCGTCGGTGAGGGAGATCAGGGCGACCAGACGGATGAACCAGCTGAAGGGCCAGGCGAGCGATACGCTCGAGGGGCTGCTCCGGCCGCTGGTGCTGGTGGTGGACGACGACAAGGAGTTCCGCGGCATCCTTCATGCCCACCTCCAGGCATCGGAGCTATGCAGGGCGGTGGCGGTCGCGTCGGCGACAGAGGCGCTGGGCGTGCTCACGCGCGACCCGGTGCAGCTGGTGGTGACCGACTTCCACATGCCGGTGATGGATGGGGTGGCGCTCCTGCGCGTGGTCAAGAAACGGTGGCCGGGGGTGATCCGGGTGCTGATGTCTGGGAGTCACGCCTCGGCGGTCCCAAGGAACGAGCTGATGGCGAAGTTCCTCCGGAAGCACGAGAGCCTGATGGTGATGACGGACGCCTTGCTAGGGCTGATCCCGATCTGACCCGACGTCCAGCGCATCCATCATGGCATTGAGTCGGGTTTCGCAGCCCGGGCAGTAGCCGTGAGAAATTCCGGGCCCGCTGTGTTCTGCGGTCGGGCCGATAGAGCCTCCGCACTCCGCGCAGAGCCTCGCGCCTATGAAGTGGCCCACCACCAGCTCGAGGTAGGCGCGGCAGCGCGCGGTGTCTCCTATGGCGCACATCTGCCCCGCGTGCACGTGCACGGCCGCGCGTAGAACTCTGAGCCGGTCCATCTCCGCCTCGGGCACGTCGGCGAGCTCGTCTTGAATCCACTCCATCATCCGCGGGTCGAGATTGAAGTCGAAGGTGAAGCCCGTCTTGGGGTCCTTGGATTTCATCGTCCTGCCTCCTGCGTTGTGGTGTCGATTATATTCTCGGGATCAGTTGCTCCACGCTTGCGCAACTCGGATCTGCACCATTTGACCACCTCGGCTTGGGTGTCGAATTCTGGGCTCAAGTCACGCATGCCGAATCGGTTGGTTTCGTCCATGTAGATCACACCGATCCAGCAGTCGACGTTTTCCAGGGTGCATTTTTGGGCGTTGTGAAATTTGGCGATCATCGTCCTGCCTCCTGTGGTTCCCGCCGTTGCTTTGATGCTACGCCCGTGGCGCGGCGGGATATTGCTACGCCTGCCAGGAACCGTACCACGTGCCGCTGCCCCCGTGCACCGTGTCAGCGACTCCCCATCGTGCGCCGCCGTCTCTGGTGGACTCATGCTCGGCAATGTCGATCAATAGGCCCATATCGCCATCAAGCACATCGTCTGCAATGTCTGCGGCCGACATGCGACCGTGCTCCTGCAAATACGCATTGACGCGGTTGGTCGGGCGCTTGGCGGCCGCCTCTGCAAGGGCGGGAAACGAAAAGGACTCGGTCGGCCTGATAGTATTGGCGGTCATGATGCTTGCTCCGTTGTTTGTTGTTGCGTCCATGATTATTTATTACACATTATGCGAAGTATGCAAGGGCTTAATCGCATAAAGTGCGATTAATATCAGGCCCCACCACAAAAGATCCAAGATAACGGCATCTTGCAACCGAAGAAAAAAACGATCAGCTCGCGCGAAACACCCGAATCATCTCGGCAATCCCGAGCAGAGCAGGCGCCTGCGGGCCCTTGGCGGGTTTGTCTTTGGCACCGTAAGCCAGCGCCGCCAGGCGCTGGAGCACCGCCGGCCGTACCCAGAGGAATTGTGTGCGCGCGCCGGCGGTGTCCGCTGGCCACCCCTTGGCAATGGCGGCCAGCGCCGCCTCATCGCCGTCCAGGGCGGCCGCCAGCAGGTCGGTGGGGCGACGCGCCCGGGTGACCCACCGAGCCTCGTCAAGCGCCGCTGCGCATGCTTCGGTCAGTGAGATTCTAGACATCGCTTTTTCTCCCCGCGGCCGCAGCCGCGTTTTTGAGGCAGTCCATAGCCTGCTCGGCCCATTCTCTGCCTCGCTTTATTCGTCGCTGGTCACGGTTGAGGTATCTGACCACCACCACCGCCGCCTCGTAGGCCCTCCGCCATCCGTCCGCGTCGCGAGCTCGGCGATAGGCCTGGTTGGCGTCGTCGCAAAGGAATGTCTCGGCGTCCCCGGTTCGGCGGTCGATGCAGTCGTTCATGAGGTGCTCCCGCTGTTGTATTCACGCAGCGCCGCTGAGATGCTGGCGGCGTCCGAGCCCTCGGTGTGACACACGGAGCAGCTGATCCACCAGACATTTCGCTTGTCAGACAGCTTGCGTGTTCCGCAGGTCAAGTCCTGAGATCCACAGTCGGGGCAGTGATACTGGGACGCCTGCAGCCCATCAAACAGCCTGTCGGCCGCGATGTCCCGGCCCTCGGCCGCCCGACCCCACTGGGCGTTTGCGGTGGTGACTCGCGCCCTTGAGCTACCAGGGGACAACTCGGATCGTCGCTGGGCGGCCTTGCTCGAGCCGACCACTGCCTGGTGATATTCCCGGAGCAGTGAAATGATCTGTGAAGCTGGCATGGGGCTCTCCTTGTTTTTCGTGATCCCGCGCCCCGAGGGGCTAGTTGGTCTTCTTGATCCACCCAGCGACCGTGCCCTTGACCCGGCCGGTGGCGATGCGGTGGCGGACCTGGCCGTCAAGGCTGGCCCACATGGTGACCTGGTCGCAGCGGCCGGTGTTGAGGTCCATGGGGCCGGCTGTCATTCCGTCGGGGCGCGTGACGTGGACGTGCGAACCGATGTGAGCCAGGGCGGCGCCCAGGTCGGCGGTGTGAATCGTGGTGCTGGTCAGGCTGTTGTGGGCGGTGTAGTTGGTCATGTTGCGCTCCGTCGTGTTATTTGTCGTTGCGTCCATGATTATTTATTACACATCCTGCGAAGTATGCAACCCCTTAATCGCACTTTGTGCGATATTTCTTCGACGAGCCCGAACTTCTTCAAAGGAAACGCGGCGATTGACGCAGAGAAAAAAAAGAAGATAATAGGAACTGCGCCCGAAACTCACCCGCTCCCGCCGCTGAATGCGCGCGAAAAAGCCACGGCGCCCCAAACCGGAGGCCCGCATCAATGGCCGCTCAGACGCCCGCACCGCCCGAATCAACAGAACTCACCGTGACGGTGATCAAGGCCGCCCCGAAGATCGATGTTGACTTCGGTCGGGCCCGGGAGGACGCCGACGAGGTGCAATGGGGACTGAGTTTCCCGCTCCCGCGTCCCTTAGATGTAGATAAACTCCTGCTGCTCTTCTCGGTTTCGGATACGCTCCAGCAATGCGTCGACGCAATGGTGTCAAATATTGACGCCAGGGGATGGGCTCCCGAGCCTGTCCTGGACCTCGATGCAGACGATGCCGCGGAGCAGGTAGCGACGGCGATGTATCTGGAGCGCCGGTCTCGATCCCCGGCCGCCTCAATGCCGACAGCAGAGGAGGTGGAGGAGACGCTGAAGGAGTGGCGGCGCGAGGCCCGTCTGGAGAAGGCGCTGCTCAAGCTGCGCGTCAAGGCCCTGTGCTACGAGAGCTCTTTCTCGGAGCTCCGCCAGCAGAAGCGTCGAGACCGAGAGGTGATCGGGTGGGGGGCCTGGGAAATAATCCGCAGCGACAGCGGCGATATCGTCCGCGCGAAGCACGTCCCGTCGCGCACACTCTGGCTGACTACGATCGATGACGAGGTCACCGCGACGCCGGCCTGGCTCCCGACGAGCGATGTCAGCCGCGAGGCCGTTATCGTCGACCGGCGCTTCCGGCGGGTGATCCAGATCGACAGCGCTGGCGCCTATACCTATTTCAAGTGGTTCGGTGATCCGCGGATCATCTCGGCCAAAAGCGGGAAGCCCTACGACTCTGAGAAGGACCTCCTCGAGGCTGATGGAGAAGACCACGAGGCCGGCGAGGTCAAGGGTGAGCCCCCGAAGCCGGCGACGGAGATCTTGTGGTTCGGGACGTACTACCCGGAGGGCGCCTACCCGCAGCCACGGTGGCACGGGCTGATCCCGAACATCGTCGGCAGCCGCGAGGCGTCAGAGGACAACGCCCGGTACCTGTCGAACTCCGCCATCCCCCAGGGGCTGCTCCTGGTCTCGGACGGGCGGGTCGGCCCCTCGTCGAAGGGCAGCCTGTCGACGTTCTTCGAATCGAACGAGGGGAATGCGCGGCAGAAGATCGCCGTGGTGGAGGCCACCACCCCGCGCGAAAACGCGATCCTTCCTGGGTCCGGCCGCGTGCAGCTCGAGTGGGTGTCGCTGCGGCAGGCCCAGCAGGACGACCTCACCTTCAGCCAGTACATCATGATGACCTCCGACCAGGTGGGCGAGGCCTTCCGCCTGCCGTCGCTGCTGCGCGGCCGGGTGAAGGACCTGAATAAAGCCAACGCCGTCGCCGTGCTGGAGTTCGCCGAAGACCAGGTGTTCGCCCCGGAGCGCCAGTCCTTCGACGACCTCATCAATGACACCCTGGTCGCCAACTGGGGGATCCGGTTCTGGCGCTTCAAGTCCCTCGGCTCTCGCAAGCGGGATCCGGAGTCCATCGCCAAAATCGCCGAGGCGTTCCTCCGCGCCGGCGTGGTCACCCCCGCCGAGCTGCGGGATCTTGCCGAGCAGCTGCTGGGTGTCGACCTCCCGAGCTCGGCCAGCGACTGGCAGCACATCACTCAGCTGATGGTCACCGCCGGCCACATCCCCCCCTCGGCCAAGCCGCCGGAAACGGTGAGCCAGCCAGTCGGGCCGCCGGCGGATCCGGATGAATTGCAGGAGCCGCCGACCGGGTCCGCCGAGGACATCGCGAAACGGATCCTCAAGATGGAGGCCTTCCTTGCCACTGCCCGCCAGGCGGAGGCGATGGCCACGATGCCGGAGCCCGATGGAACTTCTTGAGCTCCCCAGCCGCGAGGTGCTGGTGCAGCGAGGGCCAAGCGTTGGCTTCGTCGGCCCGTCCATGGCCCGCGTCCGCATCCCCAAGGCATCCCAGGCCCAGGGTTACGTGCTGCTCCACCGCGGCGCTCACGGCGCCTGGCAGACGTTCCGCCTGACGTCGCGGAAGGAGACAGCCGCCAGGAAGCGGGCCGCCCGGGTGGCGCGGCTCATTGGCCGAAAGATTATTCTCGGTGAGCTCGTCCAGGTGGCCGGGGAGACGCAGGTGATCCGATCCATCGCCACCTACGAAACGATGTCCAAGGCCGAGCTATTCGCCCGAGCTGCAGCTGCGGCCGGCGAGGTGGCGGACATCTACAAGGCCAAGGATCCGGACCCGTACAACCCCCGGCAGTTCGACAAGATGACGGACGCCCTCGCGCGCGACCTTAACAGGGTGGCCAAGCCGGCGTTTGTAGCCACGGTCGAGAAGGCCGTGACGTCGTCCAAGATCGACTGGGCCACGGCCACCGAGAAGCAGATGGAGGCCTTCAGCAAAAAGCTCGCCGCAACTCTTGGCGTCTCTGCCGCTGCGGTCTGGAAATCGATCCGCCCCACGGTGGTTGACTCCTCCGTGACGATGGCCACCGAATCCCGCGCAGCCTTCGTGAAATCGAACAATCTCACGGTGGACAGGGTCATCTCGCTCCAGGACAAGGCGGCCGTGACCAGGTCGGCGATGACGAACGCGCACTACGTGCGAGAGTTCGCGACCGGGCAGATGAGCCCGAGCCTGAGTTCGCAGGCCCGGGTGATCGTCCAGTCTGGAATTAGCAAAGGCGAGAGTTCCCGGATGATCGGGAAGGAGCTCCACCGGGTTCTCGGCCGGGCGGCCGGCGGCCAGACCGAGGCCTACTTCCGAATGGCTGCGAGCGCGATCAACGCCAGGTCCCGGGAGTTCTCGTCGTTGCGATCCATGCAGGACGCGGGGATCGATAAATACGAATGGAGCTCGGTGCTCGATGAGATGACCACGGAGACCTGCCGCTTCCTCGACGGCCAGGTATTCTCTGTTCAGGGCGCACTCGACCGATACAAAGCCGCCGACGCTCTAGAAGACCCCACAGACATCAAATACGAGATGCCGTGGTTCTATGACAAGCCGATCCGCGGCGGCGAGCACGACGGCAAGATGGGAATCTTTATGAACCAGCGCGGGGGGATGCAGCGTGTCGCTGTGGTTGAAAAAGGTGGCTTCGGGAAACGGGACGCGATCGGCACCTACTCCAACACCAAAAGCTCAAAGGCGTTGGAGGGAATGGGGATGCCTGCATGTCCAGGGCACAGTTTGTGACGCAGCACTACCATCCCGGTAGATTAACCGGGACAGAGGAAGACGATGAGCAACATAATCCAGCCCGGACTCTCGCACCTGATCAGCACCATGGATCTCGCCCGCATCGAGGACGCTGTCCACAAGGCGGTGATGCGCTCGGCCGAACTGCGTGGACAAAAGATGTACACCGAGGGCAAGATCTCGCACAGCGAGTACGACCGCCGCGCGAAGTACTGCATCGAGCTCGCGCTGCGCTGGCGCAAGGAGCGTCGGTTCGCGCTCGAGCAAATCGGCGACGCGCTCAAGACCGCCCTGATCAGCTGGATCGACGGCGATGAATACGAGCCCCGCGACGGAATGTGGGCCGACCCCGACCAGAACAACCCGGCAGGTACATTATGAGAATCCTGAAGTCCCTCGACCCCCACTACCTGGTGCATCGGCTCGCCTCCGATCAGATCGTTGGCGTGCTCGCTGACCGCGACCTCGGCGCCCTGGCCGATGACGACATGATGCTGGCAGACGGTGAGGTGGACCCCGACTGTGAGCCTCTCGCCCATGGCGTGGTGCGGCTCCGGAAGGGCGTGCGGTTTGCCTCTGGCGAGGCGGCCGTCGCCAAGCTCGGCGAGAAGCTCGACCCGTTCATGGCCCGGACTTTCGGTGCGTCCGCTGACCCGGTGTGGTTCCACCCGCTCAAGTCCGTGGACGCCTGGGAAGAGGCCGCCGTGGTGAAGGGGCTGGAGGTGCCAGTTCGAATCCTGAAGGCCGCCGAGGTGATTCCGGATGAGGGCGCGCTGAGCGAGCTGAGTTCTGCTGGCCTTGGCGAGGTGGCGAAGCTACTGGACTCGAATCCAGAGAGTGAGGGCGCCGAGGAGTTGGCGGTGATCGTGAAGGCCGAGTACGATCGCCGCGGACTCGAGCCCGATGAGTCGCTGCTGATCTTCAAGGGCCTCTGGGGTTACCCCGCTGGGAAAGCCAGACTGTCGAAGCGATTGGTTGAGATGATGCCAACGCACAAGGTCTACGTTGAACCATTTGTCGGGAGTGGCGCGGTGCTATTCGCGAAAGAGAAAGTAGGCACCGAGGTTGTGAACGACACCGACCCAGCTGTGGCCGAGGCCTGGCAGGTTCTTTCTGAGTTGACCGCGCAAGATCTAAAGCGCCTCTGTGGGATGAACTGGACCGGCGATCGTGACACCTTCACGAGAATGAAAAAAGAGACCGGCGGTGACGACGTAGTCAAGCTACATCGGTTTTTCTATCTCTCTAAATTTGCTTATGGTCGGTGGCGAGGGACTGGATTTTCTCCTGAAATGCAAGGACATACGGTCACAATGGCCCGAATGCTGGAAAAGAACGCTCCCCGTGCCCAAGGCGTGGTCGCTCTTCATGGTGACTACGAGGCCGTGTGTCGTAAATACGACGGCCCAGACACGTTACACTTCCTCGATCCTCCGTACGCTGGATATGCCTCCGCTGTGGGAGAAAAGAACTTCGACGAGGAGCGTTTTTTTAAGATGCTCAAGGAACTCAAAGGGAAGTGGATCGTCACATACGGGGTCAAGGGCAAGCTACCCAAGATGCTCCGTGATTCCGGATTTACTGTAAAGAAGGTCACCACCCATCGTTCGATCCGGACGAGCGTCGCCTCCACGAATCCGTCTGCGGTGCTTGATCAACTGATCGCATACAACTTCGATCCGAATGCCAAGGCCGAAGACCCAGCGCTTGCCCCGACAGAAGAGCCAGCCGAGGCGCCTGTCGAAGCGGAAAAAAAAAACCTAAATTCCCCGGACGCTGAGAAGCAGGAGGGCTCGCCGGTCCTCTGTTTCTATCACGGCGATCTGGACGGCGTGGCGTCCGCCGCGGTTGTTCTTCAGGCCCACCCGGCCGCCGAGCTGGCGAGCATCAACTACGGGCAGGAGTTCCCATGGGACACCATCAAGGACCGCGAGACGGTCTACATGGTGGACTTCGGGATGCAGCCGTTCGAGGAGATGGTCAAGCTCAAGGCCGAACTCGACGAGATGGGGACCAGGTTCGTGTGGATCGACCACCACATCACCGCGCTCGAGGCCGCAGAGAAGGCGGGCTTCGAGGTCGACGGTCTCCGCGAGATCGGCCAGGCCGGCTGCGAGCTGACATGGAAGTTCATCCACCCCGACGACCCCATGCCGGAGGTGGTTCGCCTCGCTGGTCGATTCGACGTCTGGGACCACGAGGACCCGAACGTCCTGCCGGTGCACTACGCGATGGAGGCAATCCCCGAAGCCAACGACCCGAGCAGCGAGTGGTGGGCCGAGTGGCTCAAGAAGGGCGAGGGGGACTTCGCTGAGCTCGTCGCCCAGGGCAAGGCGATCCAGGGCTGGCTCGAAGAGTTCAGCGCCGGCCGGATGAGGTTCTCGTCCTTCGATGTGGACTTCGCTGGGCTCAAATGCGTGGCGGCCTGCACCTCTCTCCCTGGGTCCATTCAATTCGAGTCGGTTGGCAAGGAGCACGACGCCGCGATCTCGTTCTGCTTTTCGCCGAGAAACCAGTGGAACGTCTCGATGTATTCCATCAAGGAAGGCGTCGACGTCGGGAAGGTCTGCATGGACAACGGCGGCGGTGGTCACGCTGGCGCCGGCGGGTTCCAGTGCACGGAGCTGCCGTTCGACCTCCCGGCCTCCACCAAGAAGGCTTACGACCTCCGCGAGCCCCTCGCCGCCTACGCTCACGACGCCTGGTCTCGGTGGATGGATCATCTCTTCGAGCAGGCATCTCCCGACGGGACGATGGCGCCCGAAGACGTGGAGCGATGGAAGCGCCTGATCACGACCAAGTACGCCGACCTCACCGAGGATGAAAAGGAGTCCGATCGCCTCGAGGCGGACCGGTTGCTGGCGGTGATGAGCGGGCGGGACGACGAGGTCGAGAAGGCCGCAGTGGCACCGCTTGCCCCGGCCCCGGCGCTCGCCGTTTTCAAGCCGACCGAGGAGAACTCCTTCGACGACGTGAAGGAGCTGCTCGAGAAGTTCGGGACGGACGAATCACTCGGCGCCGGTGTCGGGGTCGGGCCGAAGTGGAACGGCCAGCTCGCCATCGTTCACAGCGTACCTGACGGCGTGTCGATCCACTACGAAGGCAACCCCACCGAGCAGGCTCCGAACCTCAAGGCCATCGCCGCGTCGGCCGCCAAATTCGACGACGGGTATGCTCTCATCGGCGAGGTGGTGGAGGCTGACATCGGCGCGGTGTTCATGGCGCGCGACGTGCTCCACTGGGCGGGTGTCGACCACTCGGCCGAGCCGTGGTCTGCGCGACAGAAGATCCTAGACCAGGCGGTCCCGCAGGCGACCGCCGCCATCGCCCCCGCCCCCGCTCGGCTGGTTCATTCAGCCGACACTTTGAAGGCCGCGATCACCTGGGCGGCCGAGGTTCCGGGATCCGTCGGGGCGGTGATCACCCCCGCTGATTCAGTCGCGACGCCAGGTGGATCCGCACCTCAGATTGCCGAGGTTCGGACCCCTCGGATCGTCAACGCGATGGTGGTCGGAGCGGATTCGAATCCGGATGGATCCAACGTCTATCAGTGCGCCGTCGGGCCGCTTTCGGATTCGGAGTCAGATCGTCTTAAAGAGGTGGTCGAGGTCGGTGGGCGGAACTATGCAATCGTCGGATCTGTGTGTACACCTTCTGTGAATGCCTCTGTGGGCGATACACTAAGAGTGGAAGTGGGCGAAATATTGGTGGTTGACAGCGAAGATTCGGCCGCGATAGGATGGGACTCATCAAAGGTACTCGAGCGGGTGCACGTAAAACCCGCGACGGTATCCGAAGTTCGAGCACTGGCGCGACCACATGAGATCCAGAAACTCTGCAAAATCCTCAAGCGCGATTCGGAGCGGCATTACATCCTCAGTGTTGTGCTCGAGCCGAACGATGGCAAGGGCGAAGCACCACTGGATCCCGACGCCCACAACGATATTTACTCCGACGACGAGATCTGGGATGCCTGCGTGTATTGGTACGAGCAGGGCGCCGGCCTTGGCGTCATGCATGAGCGCGGAGCGACCACCTCAGAGCTGCTCCCGGTCCACAATATCATCGCCCCGGTCGACATGGAGATCGGCGGCGAGTTTGTGCGGGCTGGTTCGTGGCTCATTGGATCTCTCGTCCTATCTGCCGACCTCTGGCAGCGGATTGAATCTGGGGAGCTCAACGCGTGGAGCGTTGATGGACGAGCGCTTCGGCGCCCCGAGGCAATAGCAGCTTGACTTCGTTCAGTAACTTTTTTCTCAGCGCCGCACAGAAAGCCAAAGACCCGGATGAGAAAGACAAGATCTTCAGGCTGCGACGGATTGCCATTGATGAAGTCCACCTGGTCAACGCTGGCGCCAACAAACAAACTTTTTTGATCCGCAAGGACGAGGGAGCTACCATGAAAACCGCAGACATGATTCCCGGTGCCACGGGCATCAAAAACTCCGCCGGCGTGGTCGTCACCAAGGCCGACGCCATGGCAGGTGCCGACGAGGACCTGCAGAAGCTGATCGAGAAGATGGCGAAGGAGGGCAGCGGTTCTCCCGAGGGACTGGTCGACAGCCTCAAAAACATTTCCAAGGTGCTCGCGAGCGTGGCCCAGAAGGCCGAGGAGCCCCCGATGGAAGAGGACCCCCCCGCCGAGGAGCCGCCGCCCGCCGAGGAAGATGACACCGAGAAGGGTGCCGCCGCCCCGGCTCCCGCCGCGAAGGCCGAAGGCGAAGGCGTCGAGGCGGCTGTCGCGAAGGCCGCGCCCGCCGACCCGTTCAAGACGATCGACGACCAGCTCGAGCGAATCCAGAAGGCCGAGCGCGAGATCAACAGGGGCACCATCGCCACCAAGGCGGTGGAGGTGCTTCAGAAGATCGCCGGGGGCCTGGGCATCGAAGAGAAGAGGGTGATCCAGGAGAAGCTGGTGAACATCGCCAAGTCGCTGGGTGATGCGCCCGCGCCGGCGAAAATCCCCGACGGGAATTCCAAGCCCGGTGAACACCCCGTCAAGCCCCCCCAAGATGGCGGCTGGGACTTGTACCAGGACATCAACGAGAAAAAGTAACGCCCCCGCGGCAGAACAAACAAGGAGCGAGAGACATGACCCCTAACCAGGACCAACTCGTGAGGCTCAAGAAGGCAGCTTGGGGCTACACTGATCTGTCGTCCGGCGGCGGCCTGATGAATCAGGCTTACGCCAAGGAATTCGTGGAGCTCACCGTCAAGGAATCGGTGGCGATGAAGGACATGAACGTCTTTCCGACGCCCGCTGCCACCTACAAGGTGCCGAACCTCGCCTTCAGCGGCACGGTGCTTTTCCCCGGTGTGATCGGCCAGGCCCTCCCGGATGCCTACCAAAGCCAGCCCGACTCCGACAAGGTCGAGTACGTGGCGAAGCTGTACAAGGCCAAGATCGGTATCCCCGACGAAATCCTCGAGGACAACGTCGAGGAGGCCAAGCTCAAGTCCCGCGTCCAGGGCCTTCTGGCCAAGAAGATCCGCTCGGACTGGGAGTGGATCATCTTCGAGGGCGACACCGCCAGCGCCGTCCCGACCCTGGCCGTCCAGGACGGGCTGTTCAAACTCGCCACGTCCAACACCAAGGACGCCGGCGGCGCGCAGCTGTCTCTCACCCAGCTCAAGGCGGCCTGGAAGCTCATGCCGAGCGAGTTCCGGGGGCAGAAGAAGGACATGAGGGTTTGGTGTGGCGCCAATCCTGTCGAGGACTACGGCGACTCCATGATGGATCGCCAGACCCAGGTGGGCGACAACGCGATCAAGGGCGACTGGGACGGCCCCTGGTTCAAAAAAATGCCCATCGTCGACGTCCCGAAGATCGCCGAGGACCTCACCCCGGGTACGTACAGCCACGCGCTGTGCTGCCACCCGAAGAACGCCACGGTCGGCATCTGGAAGAACATCGAGATGGAGCCGGAGCGCGACGCCGACGCCGGCGTCTGGAACCTCATCGTTCGTCTCCGGTTCGGCATCGCCTGGGCCGAAGAGAACGGCGTGGTCGAGATCACCAACCTGCTCGCCACGTAGCGGGCTGCTGTTCCCTGGGCGGTTGATCCGCCCGGGGACAAAAAGGAGGCCATCATGGCCGTTTCGAATGTCGTCGTGACCAAGACTGTCGCGGGCGAGAGCAACCAGCCTCACCGCCAGGTGTTGATCAGCCTCGACCTCGATGCCAGCTACCCGGCCGGCGGGTATCTGGTGCCGCTGGTGGGCATCGACAACGCCGAGGGATTCGAGATCGCCCTGGCGTCCGCCGCTCCGATCACCGACTATCGCTTCTGGTGGAATCCGTCCACCAAGAGGCTGGTGGTGTATGTGCTCACCACTGGAACGGCCGCTGTTGTCGGCACCGGCGTCAGCCTGGCTGCGGTCACCGGCCTGCTGCTCAACTGCATCTTGAAATAGGAGGCCACCATGTCCGTCACCATCTATGAAGAGTTCGGAAGCGGCGGCGCGAACCTGGTTCCGGGAGGCGCGGGCGGAGCCCCGACCCTAGCCGAAGCCCTCCGGCAGACCGCCGACGACCTGGCCGCACTGAAGGCTCGCGGCGACACGGCAATGCAGACCCAACTGGATCTCGTCACCGTCCAGCAGACGGCGATCCGCACCGCGGTAGACGCGGCGGTCGGAAAGGTCAACGCTCACCTCGCTATGTCCGGGTCTCACGTCGCCGCGGACGTGGACAATCCGATCGCGTCCCCTGCCGCCACCGACCCGACGGCGGACATCCTGCTGCTGGTGAACGACGCCTACGACATGATGCTAGCGCACATGGCGATGGACGCTGGCGGCGCGGGTGTCCATCCCGGCGGCGCAGACACCACCAACCTGATCACGGCGACCTATCCCGCGACCACCGAGGCGGAGGCCGTGGCCCTGCATAACGACATCCACGCCCAGTACACGCAGCACATCGCCAACAACGGCGCCGCGTACCACACCAACGCGGATGTCACGAATACCTACACCGAGGGCGCGGCGTCGGACTGGGATGATCTGGTTGCGACCGCGAACGGGTTCAAGGACACGACCGGCTTCAACCAGCACGTGATTTTGACCGCTGGCCCGACCCATGGCGCCACGGACGTCGCCCACGTGATCACCGCACCCGATTGCGGCGTGCAGATCACGGCCCTTTGGCTGGAGATCAACGAGTTCCAGACGGACTACAATGCCCACGTCGCCCACCTGGGCGTGCACCCGAACGCAGGCACCGCGGACGCCACTGCCGTCGCGACCACCGAGGCAACTGCTGTGGCCTTGCTCACCGCGCTGATCCCCGTGCTGAATGCGCACATGACCAACGCCAACGACCACCTCGACGCTGACGCGACCACCGCACAGGTGGCAGGGGCGGCGACGGAGTACGAGGACATCATCGTGGTGACGACCGAGTTCAGGGCGTCACATGTCGCCCACTTGGCCCAGGGTCCGGCGCTGCACCATCGGGTGGATGGGACGAACACTGCCTCGGCGATTGGCGCCGGCGGCGACGTGACGGTGCTCGGCACCGGCGGAGCGGCAGCGATCGGCCTGCTCAAGGGCTAGCACCCAGGCGCTGTAGCGCCCCTTAATATTGGCCATCGCCAAAGGAGTCCACAATGACCGCGCAAATCAACCATGTCCGCCTGAAACCGCGCAAACCGGCCGCTGGGCAGGTGAAGCGTCAATACGGCGCCCCTTGGGGGTTCAACTACAAAGCGGGTGTCTGGTATGTCGAGCCGGACGATCTCGCCGATGAGCGCGTGGCGTATTTGCGTACCATCCACATGAATTCGTGCGATCCATTCTCGCCGCGCGCGTTCAATCTCTGCACCCGCGAAGAGGCGGAGCAGATCAAGCTCTACGAGGAGTCCGGTGAGCTCGAGCAGGTGCTGAAGGCCTCACGGCCCGCCGCCCCTCCGGCCCCGACGGCCGAGGGCGCCGCGGCTCCCTCTGAGGATCTCAACCTCCCGGCGCCGAAGTCCGAGCTCGCGGCCGCCGCGCAAGCGGCAGCCACGGCATCTGCGGAGGCGCTCGAGAAGAAATCGGCACCACCGCCCGCGGAGCAGCTGACGCAAGATGCCACTGCTGACCCGCCCAGCGCTCCCAAGAAGACGGGGGCCAAGTCCAACAAGTCGAAGGCCGGCCGCCCCCGGGCCCGTCGGCGAAATCCTGGACGTTAGGCCAGGCCCCTCGTGTCCACGACACGAACCAGAGACTGGCACATGGCCGCGTACTACCAAGACGTGGCCGACGCCCGCGAGATAAAACTCGAGATGCAGGTGGTGGTGTCCGGGGGCCGCGGACAGGACTGCGAGTTCGTCTTCACGGACCCCGCCGACTTGATCCCCGAACTAGAACAGTCCTGGAGTGGCTCCAAGCAGGCACGCTACGCGGGCAGGCTGAGGGCCGTGAGGCAGCAGATGGCACAGGCCCAGCGCCGCCATCAACGACGATCTGGCTGAGCGCGAAGAGCGCCAGCCGAGTAGGAGTAAATCATGGCTGTAGGCGATCTTCCGGTGCCTGTGAAATCAACCGTCAACGCCACCGCGGCTTCTGGCGAGAAGGTGCCGTTCAACGGCAAGCGGGTGCGGATCTACATGGAGAACCTGTCCACGTTGTACGACGTGTGGATTTATTGGGGCACTGCTGCGGTGATCGGCGAGGGACGTCGGCTGCAGGCCGATGGCGGCGCGATTGAAATCGAGATCGATACCTCCAAGGGTGATGACTGGGCCAAGGACTCGATCCACATGATCGCAACCGGTGCCAGCGCCGACGTGGCGGTCGAGGAGCTTTCGTCATGAGAATCTGGCAAAGACTTGGCAGGGGAATAAAGTCCGCTGCAACTGCCTCATACGTGATCATCACCAACGGCGTCGACGTCGCCCGGCTGTCCGCGGCCAATCTGGGCCACAGCGTCACCGACATCGTGCTCTCTACCCAGCACCTCGGCGCGGACGGAAACCCGATGCCGAGTGGCTTCGATGCGGCAGCGGCTCTTGCCACCATTCAGCTCGGCCAGCTTATGTCAGTGAACGGTCAAGGGATTGCGAGGAGCGGGATCCACTTCACGGCGGTCCGGTTTTCTGCAACCGAAATCGACCTGGCTGGTGGTTTTCCTTCGATCACGAATAAGGGACAGTTCATCGGCGTGGCGCAGATCAGTTCCGCCGGAGTGATCACCATCTTCTATCCGCAGGTGCATGCCTTCGACTGGAACGCTGCCAACGCCCGGCTGACCATCACCGGCGCGACGTTCGATCCGACGGACACCTTCGTGGTTGTGATTACCGGCGCTGATCGCTACGCCAACGACCCGGGAAACTATGGCATGTTCGCCGAGGTGGGCCACTTCCCGACTCGGGGCGACAGTGCTGGCGCAGACCTTCTGCCAGGTGGGGCGCAGGCCTTCACTGCCGGCTGGGTTGATGTTGGCCCCGAGATCGGCCTGCTGTTCATTGGCTGGTTGGAAACGTTCTGGACCCTGAATATCAATGACAGCACAGGTCTTCAGGTGCGGCTAGTGGAGAAGCATGAGAGCGGCGGGGCAGAGGAGTATCCGGCATCAGTCGAAACTTATGGTGTGGCCGCAGTTGCAGTGCAGGCTGGCTACCACGCCATCACGGCGGACATCGACCAGTTGCTTCCACTTAGCTACAAGATCTCCGGCAAATACCCCGTTGGCCAACTGCAAATCAAGGCCGGGGTATTGGGCGCGGGCGTCGATGCTTCGGCCGACGCCCTACGTGTCATCCGTAGCACATTCGAGGGGTAGATATGGGATTCCAAGGACACGGAAGCGCCGCTTTGGATGCCCTTCAGGCATTCGGTTTTTGCCATGTTTCAACACCGGCAGCGACAAATATTGCCACCGGTGGGACCTATGTCAAAACAGCGGGCACCACCTCCCCGGGCACTGAAAGAGACTTCACCCACACAGATAACCGGCTGACGTACACCGGCACAGAAACGCGTTTATTCGCGGTGATCGTGGCGGTGTCGATGACGTCGAGCAACAATGTCACAACCCACTGGCGCGTCGCCGTCAACGGAACTCCGTTGGCCTCGTCTGAGCAGAAGCGATTGGTGGCAACTGGCGGCGATGTTGGCAACGCGAGCATTTCTACGGAAGTCGAACTGTCTACTGGCGATTACGTTGAGGTCTGGTGTACCACTGAAGTGGGTGAGGACACTAAGACGATCCAAGCCGAAAACATGACGCTGACCGTGGAGTAGGAGAAAACAATGATTCCACTTCCTGAGAAAATCGAAATCACCGCGAACGTGGCCCCCGACAACCTGAACGACGGGGCGCGGGCAAAGTATGACAGCGGCGAACAGACGGGCGTATTCGAGCCCAAGGACCTGAGCACCGCAGCCCGGGTGAAGTACGACGCCTACTACGCGGAGCGCATCCGCCGCAGAGACCCGTCACAGCCAGGCGTGGCCCAGGAAGCCCTGGACTGTCTGGCCGAGCTGAAGGCCGACAATCGGTCCACGGAGGAACTTCACAGGCTGGGCTACTCGTACCGCAGCACCCTGAAGCCTGCCCAGAACGAAGAGAAGCGCATCCAGCGGGACCTTGGACGGATGCTGTCGAAAGACGTGCAGGAGAACCCGGCCGTCGCGCTGAAGGTGGCGGACGTGAAGGGGAAGATTGCCGACTTCGTGGAGTTCGTCCCCAAGGCCGTGGAGCCCGCGCCCATGGCGGAGTAGCCAATGGTCGCCAACGTCTACCCTAGCCGCGCAGCCGAGCGCACAATATTTTTGGAGCGGTTCAGGAATCCTGCCGACGTGGCCAGGAACGGGGGCACCCTTGTTGGAAACCCGACGTTCCTTTCCGGTGGTGGAGTGCGGTTGGACGGGGCCGCAGATGCGGCGACCTTCGCTATTGGCGCTACGGAATTGGCTGTCCCTGAAATCTCGTTCGACTGCCGATTCACCCCAGGCTTCGCGGTAGACGATTCGGCCAACCACTATCTATACGACTCTTCGGCGAGCAACAGATACGCGGTCGTAAAAGATATACTTAATCAACTCAATATTACGCTCGGCGACTTGTCGGTGCAGGCCATCCTTCTGGGTGATTACCAAGCCTACTGGCTCACTAACGAAGAGAACCGCCTGATCGTTTCTTCCAACGGCACGTTGACCAATGTGTGGTTGAACGGTACTCAAATTCTCACCAACGACTCCACCGCGTGGACGGTCAAGTACCCGACGGTTTTGACAGTAGGATCGCGCTACAGCGGTATCCAGTTCTTTGAAGGTGCGATGCACAGCCTCGCTATCCGCGCCCGTCTACTCACCCAGGCAGACGTAGACGCCATAGAGAGCGGGCGCCTGTGGACCTACCCCAACGAGTCGACTCTGTACGCCGACATGTCCACCGCCATCATCGACGGAGTAGCCGATCGCACCCTGGACCGGAGCCGCAACGGGCTGACGGTGCTTCTGGGGAATGGCACGGGCACCGGGACTCCGGCCTGGCAGAACCCGGGCTTTCTGTTCGACGCGGTGAACGACCTGCTCACGCTACCAGCCGATCCCACCGGGACCTTCACTGTGGCTTGGAAGCGGCGGAATGAGGCGACGGTGTTTGAGAGCGACCTCACCACATGGAATCTGATTAAGGTCGGTGGTGGCTTCACGGGGTTGCTGGACTATCTGGCCTGGTGGCCTTTCACGCTTAGCCCGTTGCAGCAGGTCGACCTCAACTACCAATGGGCCGGGGGCAGAGCATGAGTAGATTTCTACCCCCTGTGACGGACGGGCTGGTCTTGGCCGTGCTCCCCTACGCCAACTCCCTGTTGGACCACTCCGGGGCTGGTCGGCATCCCTCTCTGTCCGCAGTTGCAGGCATGGAGTGGATACGGTCCAACGGTGTGATGCAGCTTCGGGCGACTGGGACTGGCTTACTTACGGTGGCTAACGACGCGACCATAGAAGCCATCACGGACAACTCGTTTTTCGTTGGTGTTAGCGGCAGCGACCCTGTGTCGCAGGCCAGGTGGTTCAGCAAGCGGGATGCTGGCGGTACCCAACTGGACGTGTACGCAGACACAGCCACAACGGTCGGCATATACGACGGCATTGTCGCGCGGGCCGCGACAATGGGGTCATGGGCAGGGGTGCATAGTTTTGCTCTGAATTTCCCATCTGGCGGGGCTGGGGACTTGTTCAGAAACGGAGTTCCGCACGCGGCATTCAGTGGGGTTTCTACGTTCTCTGGACACACTGCCGATATCTCGATCGGCAACCAGTACACCGGAACGAAGCCACTTAGCAAACCGCAATTCGCCTTGCTTTGGTACTCCCGGATTCTAGCAGCTTGGGAGCATTCCCTGAACCACGCCTGGAGTGAGTCCCTGCGCTCTCCTAGCCTGCCCCACAACCGGCGCTTCTTCGACATGGGCTCACTGGTGGAGCACGGCAACGCGAACGGCGAAGTGGCATCCTACGATTTCAGCGACGTGACCGGACGCAGTGCGCCCGACCGCAGTGGGGGCGGCTACACCGCTACCCTGGTCGGCCCGGTCATGCCGGTCAACACGGAGGTGGGACGGGCGCTTTCGTTCGATGGTGACACTTCTCGGGCGACGCTGGCTAGTGATGTGGTGGGCAATGCTGCGGTTTCATTCAGCGCGTTAGTCCGGGCCAACAGTTCTGGCGGTGCTGGTGGTGGAAGACTTATTGACAACACGAAGTTTCTGATTTACTTCCGCTCGGCCAATCGCATTAGTTTGTCGTCGAACGGAGGGGTAACCAAGATCGAAAGCCCCGCCAGCAGCATTCTGTACAAAAATTGGCATCACCTCGTAGTCACCAGGGACGCAGCAGGTGCTGGGGAAATTTACATTGATGGTGCGGTAGTCATCACGGGAGCTACAGGCACGCCTGTTGCGGCAGCGGCTGTTGTGCTTGGAAATCGGGCAGCGGGTACTCGCGGCTGGGATGGTGACATAAAAAACGTGATCCTTCACAATCGCATTTTGGATGGTGCAGAGGTAAAGGTCGACTACGCCAAGATTGCCCGCAAGGTGATGTACCAGCTCAAGCTAGATCAGGTCCCCCCGACATTTACCGATGTGCTACCTGGCCAGGTAATCCCCGGGACGGACTACACGGTGAGAACTGGGGCATTTGCGGTGCGGGAAGACCCCGCAACAAGCGAGAACTATATAGTGTGCGTGACGGCTGGGGTTTACACGCGACCGAATCCTTTTGCTTCCGGAACGTCAGAATTCGACGTGGAAAAAGGCGGCGGCACGAACAGCCTGAATCTTCTGTTTAGCGTGGTGGCCCCGACAGACTGGACAGATCCTGCCCAGAACGGCTACATGTATCAGTTTAGTTCGACGGAACGGGCCGTGCTCCGCAGAATAACGGCGGGTGGATCGACGCCGATTGCTATGTCAGATGCCGCCTACGTTGTTAACAATCAGAGATACAAAATCCGGATTTCGGTCAGCTCTGTTGGCGTATTTACGGCATACATCATGGGCGGCACTTTCGCAAACTGGACCCTGGTCAGCGCGGCGGGTGGCGGATCGAATCCGGTGACAGACACCACGCACACGACTAGTGTTTACACCGTGTTCGATTTTGACGCGGGTGATCGGCAATATGGAGAAATCCGTTACTTGGGCGTAGTGAAGCCATGACCCCCAGAGACCTCCGGACAGAGTGGCTCGGCACCGGCAGCGGCGTGCGCCTTCGCTGGAGGGTCGACCTGCTCGCTACGGCCATGCTCACCTGGACTCACGTCGAGGTGTTCTCCCGCGCCAACGAGGCGGCCCCGTGGGTGGCCACGGGTGCCCCTGTGCTGCTCGTGGCTGGGACGAACGAGTATTCCCTGGACCATGTAGCCGGGACCGAGACAACGCTCTACACGGTCGCCCTGTGGGTGGCTGGGCCGACGGTGGGGGACTACGCCTCCCAGGTGGTTGGCAGCGGCGGCGGCCGGTATGCCACCGTTCAGGATGTCAGAGACGAGGGCATCGCCGCCCCCGAGCATGACAACGCCAGGGTCCGCAAGATGATCCTCAAGGCCGAGGCCTGGCTCGAGCGCACCACCCGGCGGTTCTTCTACCCGCGGGAGCTCTCGCTTCGGTTCGGTGGCAACGGAAACAGGATCCTCCCCATCCACGTCCCGCTGATCCAGATCGATTCTGTGGAGACTCTCTCCTCTGATTGGCCAACGGACCCATCGAACGACGTGGCGCTGGCCTCCGTCCAGGTCTACAACCGCCACCTCACGATGGGATTGGCATCAGACGACGACCGCGACAACCCAAGGCTCATTCTGGAGTCTGGATCCTACTGGCCCCCCGGGCGGCAGAACATTCAGCTGACCGGATGGTTCGGATACACCGAGCTTGCGCCCAACGAGGAGCCCGGGGAGACGTCCTCCGGATCCCAGGTCCCTCTGTCTCGAGGCGACACCCCGCCTGACATCAAAGAGGTCGCGATGCGTCTCACGATTCGTCGCCTACCACAGGCCGGCGATCCAGACGAGGAGGACTTCTGGACGCAGCGGCACCGGGTCTCGCGGTGGAAGACACGCGACCAGGAGATCCAGCTGCTATCGCCGAAGTCGGCCGGTGGGATCGTCGGGCAGTTCACCGGCGACCCGCTGATCGACAACATCGTGGCGCAGTTCTCGGCGCCGGCGACCGGGAGGATGGTCTGATGAGAGGGCGCCTGGTCTTCCCCATGTTCGTCACGGTGGCCCCGCTCGACACCGCGGCGATTAAAACGGCCGACAACTACGACGAGGACTACCACACGACGAAGCTCGTCGACACCAACGCCGACGGCAAGGGCGAGCCGACCCGAGTGGAAGGGGATGAATTCGAGTTCAAGGCCCAGATCGAAAACGACATGGAGGAGCTCCAGCGGATGACGAAGAGCGGAGACGTGACAGACTCGGCCGTCGGGCTGGTGGTCCATCTCCGGGACATGGCTCGGCTGGGGCTCATCACTACCGCGCGCCCCCTCGGGGTGAAGAAGGCAGACCGGCTAGTGAAGCAGACGAACCGAAAGCGCGCGCTGGTGAAGGCCTACACGGCCCCGGAGTTGTTCTGCACTCACGCCAAGCACCTTGACGGGTACATCGGGCGCGAGGCGAACATGGCGCTTTTTGTCTTCGGCGAGCGCCCAGCGGGGCTTACATGACCGTCACCATCAACATCACCCTCAAGGGCAAGTGGTTCGACGCCACCGCGATTACAGCCAAGATGACAAAACGTGCGCCAAGGGCAATGGACATGGCGGTGCACGGGGCCGCGCTATCGTATCGCCGGCGCGTGGTGAAGGCGTTTGTTGCCCAGGGTGGTGGCGGGAAGAAATGGGACTCGCTTGGGATTATCACTCTCGCTCTCCGCAAGAACGCGGCCATGATCGGGAAGAGTGCGGCGGGCGGAACCAAGGCGCTGATCAGATCTGGGGACATGCGAAAGTCCGTGACGGTTCAGAGGGCCGGCAAGGCTCATTATTTTGTTGGGGTCCATAGGACTCACGGGAAGTACAACATCGCGCGCGTGCATGAGCAGCCCGGATCCAAGAGCGGGGTCTTCAAGATCAAGGTCTCGGACAAAATGCGCCGCTACTTTCTGTATTTGTACATCAAGGGCGCCATCCCAGCACCACTGAAGGCCACCACCACCCACGTCGTGGTCAAGCGCAGGTCCTTCCTGGAGTCCGTTTGGATGGCTGAGAAGGACGACATCGCCAAGGTCGCCGAGAAGCGATACTGGGCGGTGTTGACAACGGGCAAAGTGGGCGCCGGGAGAGTGCGCTAGTGGTCCCTTCGATCTACACCATCACCCCTGAGACCAGCCTCGCCAGTGGGCGGGCTGTAGCGACGCTTACGGGCTGGGGATACAAGATCCCCGACGACCCTCCAGATGGCTACCTGGGCGACGACGTGACGCCTACCGTGGCCGTCCTGGTGAATGGCCGCGCGGCCGACGCCGTCGCGGTCTTGAGCGACACCGAGATCCAATTCCTTGTGCCCGAGTACCTCGGGCCGCCGGCAACCATGGATACAGCGGTCGATGTGGTGGTGAAGAACCTTGACGACGATGGGGATCCGATCGCGCTCGAGGAGGCGACGCTCGAAGGTGGATTCACTTACAAACATCCCGACCTGACGGCCCCCTCGAACATCGAGTGGATCACCAGGTGCTTCCTGCGGATGCTCCGGCGAAACATCGTCGACAACGTCGGGATCAGCGCCTCGCCGGACTACTCCGACGCGGCGGCTACACAGGTCACCTTCGTGAGCGGGCTCCCTGCGGTGACGCTGGCCGGCCCAGACGTGATAGAAAACAAGGTCCTACGAGATAATGAGACCCGAGTCGAGGACGACGGACTCACGGGAAAGACCCGTAAAAACGCACCATATACAGCGGATGTCCTTTACGATATCATGTTGATAGGACGGGACAAGATCGAGTCCCAAAACCTCATGGAGGCAGCGGTTCGCTACTTCCAGAGGCGGCCGATCTTTGTTTTTCAGGCTGGCCCGTCGGATCCAACCGAGATTGAGTGCCAGCTGTTTGTCGAAGGAACCTGGGCGCCGGCGGACAATGAGCAAGACCAGACATACACATATTCGAACAAGATCCGGCTCCAGGGGATCTGGATCGACGATTCGTCTGGACTGGCCGCCGCCGGATTACCGGCGCCCGATCAATTCTTTACCGATACATACGAGACCGAAGAACTGAGCACAGAAGACATCGGCTGATCCCCACTGGGGACTGAGCCTAAGGCAAGCTGTAAGAGGAGAACCCCATGACCGATTTTCTGGCGTCAGATGTAATCATCGACGAAAAGCCCCCGGCAGCGATCACTGCCCCAACGCTAGCCACGGCGGTCGTCGGCATGGTTGGAGTCACCGAGCGCGGCCCGTATGGGGCGACGCTCGTCACCAGCTGGGACGAGTACCTGGAAAAGTTCGGCGGGTTCACGGCGAACACGGATCTCACGATCGCCGCGTACTTCTTCTTCAAAAACTGCGGCCGTGGCTTCCTGTGGATCTCCAGGACTTGCCACTACACGGATCCGGCTGACGCGAGTTCCAAGACCTCCGCAGCGGCCTCCAAGGCGATCACTACCACGGGCGCGGCGACCCAGGGGTCTGTGCAGTCCGGGAACACAGAGACGTTCGATCTGGTTCCTGGTGATACCCTCGAGCTGAAGGTGGACGGCGCCGGCGCGCAGACCGCGACCTTCGATGCGGCGGCCGCTTCTCGTTCCGGGGGCACCGGATCCTATCCCACTGGCTGGGGCGGCGGCGAGACCCTGCTGCTGAAAATCGATGGTGGGATTGTCCAGACCATCACTTTTTCGGCTGCGGCCAGCTTGGTCGGAGATGTGATCGACGAAATCAACGCCCAGCTCGTCGGTGGTTTCGCCGATGAAGACGGTGGAGAGGTGCGGATCACCTCCGACCGGAAGGGCACCGGATCCTATGTGGAGATCACGGGCGGAACCGGCCGGGCCGACATCGACATGGACGTCGGAGTCACGCAGGGAACCGGAGACGTGTCGAACATCGACGCGGTGACCGCGGCCGAGGCCAAGACGATCATCGAGGCCGACACCACCGCCACAGTCACGCTCGACGCTGGCGGGGAGATCACGATCAAAACCCCGACCGTCGGCGCCGGCGGGAGCATCCAGGTGGATGCGAGCTCCACGGCCGATGACGCGGCGAAGTTCGATCTCGACAACAGCGTGCACGCTGGATCCGCTGCGGGCCCGGGCACCACCGGCACCGCCACCGCGTACAGCGACGGCGCGTGGGCCAACAGCGCGGTCGTCAGGATCGCGGCCGCGACAAGCGGGGACTCCGACGAGTTCAACCTGCAGGTGCTCGAGGGCGGCGTGGTGAAGGAGACCTTCTATTCCCTTTCCACCGTCGTGGCGAACACGAACTACTGGCTGACCGTGGTCAACCACCTGCAGACCGGATCGATCCGAATCATCCTCAGCGACGCCCTCACCGGCGTCCCACCGAACAACCGCCCCACGAACGGGGACTACGCCCTCACCGGAGGCAGCGACGGCCTGGCGGGAATCATCGACGCGGACTACCAGGGCGACACCGTGGGCAAGACCGGGATCTACGCTCTGGACGTGGTCGACGACCTGACCATCCTCGCCGTCCCCGGCAGAGCCACCTCGAACGTCCACAACGAGATGGTCACCTACTCCCAGACCACCCGCGCCGGCCAGGTGTTCGCCATCCTGGATCCGCCCGCCGCCCAGACGGCGCTGCAGATTCGTACCTACGTGCGGACCACGGCGAGCCTCTACGGCTTGTCGGAGCACGCCGCCATCTACTGGCCGCAGGTCAACATCCAGAACCCGGCGCCGACCGTCTACACGAGCGACGCCGACGGCAACATCACTGTCGCCCCGAGCGGCGCCATCGCCGGAGTCTACGTCCGCACCGACCGGGACGTCGAAGGCGGCGTCCACAAGGCCCCCTCCGGCACCGTTCGCGGGAAGCTCATCGGAGTGAACAAGTTCGAGACCGATACGGTGCTCGACAAGACGACTCGGGACATCGTGTTCCCGAGCAACATCAACCCGCTGACCACCTGGTCGGGGGCATCCCCGCACATCGACGGCCCGAAGTGCCTCAAGACCGACGGGCTGTTCGCTAGCGTCGGGGAGCGGCGGGGCATGAGCCACATCGAGCGGCTGATCAAGCTCACCGTTCGGAACAACGTCCACGACGACAACACCCCGGAGCTGCGCGACCTGCTCACCCGCACGTGTCGGGGCATCCTGAAGGCCGAGATGGACGTGGGCGCGTTCAAAACCAAGATCCCGGCGACGGCGTTCTTCGTGGACTTCGGGGACGCGCTCAACACCGCGGACGTCATCGCGGCCAACAAGCTCAAGGGCAAGATCGGCGTCAACAAAGCCAAGCCCGTCTACTGGATCATCATCGAGATCAGTGAGGATCTCGAGCTGGCTGCGGCGGCATAAGGAGACATCTCATGGCAGTACAGGGAGCAGTCAGAACGGTCGAGCTCAAGCACAAATTCCGCTTGCGGCTTGACAACATTACCCGCGCCAGCTGGTCAAAGATGGGCGAGCTGAAAAAGACCATCGCCGTGATCGAGACTTGGGAGGGCGGATCGAACACTTCCACCAAGACCCCCGGCCGCACCACGGTCGAGCCGGTCGAGCTCACCCGCGTCGCCGGGATGGACGAGGAGCTGTACACTCAGTTCAAGAAGGCGTCCAACGTGCAGAACGATGCCGGCGAGGTGTCGGACGAGTACAAGATGAACGGCACCATCGAGCAGCTCGGGCTCGACAACTCTGTGGTCAAGAAGTGGGAAGTCAGAGGGTGCTGGTTCAGCGACTTCAGCACCGGCGAGTGGGACAACGAGGCCGACGAGGGTCGCGCCCAGGTTGTCACCATGCAGCTGGACGACTGGGACCTGCTCTAGAGAGATGACCCAACTTTTAATTTTAAGGCGCCAATTGCGCCGGGAGCAACCGCATGAACACCATCGAAGTCCCATGCCCCTCGGGCATGATCCTGGAGGGCCGAGCGTTCGAGACTGAGGACCTGAAGGTCTTCAACGATAAGCAGCTCTCCAAGCAATCTGTCATCACCGGAGAGGCCGCGCTCGCCAATCGATTGGTAGTCCGCGTGGTCGACCGCGGGCCGTACCTGTTCGACGGAACCAAGCCGCCATGGGGAGAGAATGTCCTGTACGGGGATCTGTTTCTCTTCCTCGTACGATCTCGTGCCTTTGTCCGCGGTGAAAACTACGACTACGACATCCAGTGTCCTGCGACTGGTTGCCGGAAGATGATTCCCTGGGGGCTTCCGCTCGACAAGATGCCGGTGCAGATGCTGTGCGACGAATCCAAGGAGATGCTTCGCAACAACGAGAATCGATGCTCCGTGCACCTGACCGAGTGCGACACGACCGTATATTTCCAGCTCCTCGACGGGAAGGTTCACAAGCGCCAGCGGAGATACACGGCGGACTTCACCGATGACATCCACGTGGTCTACGCGGCGCGGCTGGTAGAGGTTGAGGGCGAAGCCCCATCCGACGAAGCCTTCGTCCGTTTCGTAGCCAAGCTCTCTCCTAATGATTTCGACCAACTCGAGGACGCGATGGAGGACGCGGACTGCGGGATGGATTCGGCGTTCGACGTCCAGTGCAACGAATGCGAAACCATCTTTGCTGATGACCTGGGGATTTCGCCGGGTTTTTTCATCGAAAGCTTCTCGAGGCGGCGGAAGCGGAAGCGTCGGGAGAAGTGGACCGCCCGGAAGAAGGTCTCCCACGCTGGTGCGAGTTCTTCGGGTTCGACGGATTCGCCGGAGACGGCTTCCTAAACGCCAAGGAGGTGCTGATGCAGCAAATTCCAGGCACATTTTCGATGTCCTGGTCTGAAATTCAGCGCCTTGATCTCCACACGTTCGAGCGTCTGCTCTCGGACAAGGTCAAGATGATCAAACAGATCACCAAGGGGAACCGGTAGATGGCTCTAAGCGGCATGGGTCTCGGTTTCGAGTTCTTCGCACGGGACCGGAACGCTACGTCGACCATGCGGAAGATCCGCAAGGAGACGAAGAAGACATCTGAGTCCGTCCAGGAGCTAGAGCGCAAACAGAAGGCATCCGCCCAGCAGTCGGCCCGCCGGGGCGCCGCGATGGTGGCTGGTGGGGTTGGGGTCCTGGCGGTCGTGAACAAGGCGACCAAGGCGTTCGGAGAGTTCGAGTTCGTTCTTGCCTCTGCTGCGGGCAAGATGGTCGACGGGACTGAGAACCTCAAGGCACTCCGAAAGGCCGCGCTCGAGGCAGGAAAACTCACCCAGTTTGATCCACAGGAGGCAGCCCAAGGGCTGGCCGAACTTGGCTCCCAGGGACTATCAGCCAAGGAGTCCATCAAGGCACTTCGACCTGTCCTAGATCTCGCTGCAGCGTCGATGGGTCAACTCGGAGTAGGTGACGCAGCGACGGTCGCCATGGCCGCCCTGAATGCCTTCGGTAAGACCGTCGATGATCTGCCTGACGTCGTCGACAAGCTCACTGTGGTTAGCGACTCAAGTGCCTTTCAGATGCGGGACTTCCAGGTCGCGATCTCCCAGGCGTCAGCCCAAGCAAAGGCCGCCGATCAGTCGTTCGAGTCCATGCTGTCGATGCTTGGTCTACTAAAGGACGCTGGCAACGAGGCATCCTCCGCTGCAACATCATACCGCGAGTCCCTCCGTCGCGTGGCTGGCGACAAGAGATCCATCAAGGCAATGAAGGATCTCGGGGTCAGCTCGGTTGACTCCAAGGGTCAGATGAAAGACCTCGCCGACATCGTCGCGGAACTGCATCCAAGACTTGGCAAGCTCGGCGTCCAGCAGCGCAACCTCGCACTAAAGACCATCTTCGGCGTCCGAGGGATGAAGACGTACAACGCTCTCATCGCGTCTTATGAGAAGCAACTCAAGAAGGGTGTAGCAACGGCCGGGGATTACACGAAGGGCCACCAGATTCTGATGGATCGCCTTGGCACCGCCCACGGCGCGGCAGCGAAGAAAATAGACATCGCGCTGAAAACAGTGGGCGGCCAGTACAAGCTCATGGGTGGATCGTGGAAGACGGTTGTGATCCAGTTCGGTAGTGTGTTTGCCAAGCAGATGCTGCCTATTTTAAAGGCGCTGACTGCGGCCATGAACTGGGTAGTGAAGGCGATCGACGAAATGTCGCCCACTATGAAGACGGCCGCTGGTTTTACGGTCGTCTTCGGCGCGGCCCTGGTCACTATCATTGGTGCGCTCAAGGTGCTCCGAGGCTTGATGCTGATGATGTCCATCGGCCGCCTGGCCGGCCGCTTCGTTGCGGGCCAGACGGCCATGGCCACGTCAACTACTGCGACCACCGCCGCGGTAACAGCCCAAAATACAGCGATGGCCACGTCAACGACGCGCATGGGACGGTTCGCTGCCGGCGCAAAAAACATAGCAGGGACCGCGGCAGCAAATGCGGGAATGCTTACTTTGGCCGCAGCAGCAGCCGTCGGGTTTGGGGCAGCAATAAGCGATGCGCTGATTACAAATGTGGCAGGTGCATCGGACAGGCTTCAGACGGCCGAAGATAAACTGGTGAGATTTAGACTCTCTTACCGGCACTTCAATCGCACCATCCGCCGCAGCTCTGACTTTATGAGTACCTTCAATAAGAAACTGCGAAACCAAACAGGTCTAATGGTGAAAGCGGCATCCGTGAGCACCAAGGCCGCGGAAAAAGCCACTTTCAAAATAACCTCAACAATTGGACGGCTTTCACTTGACCGAAAAAAGGCGATGATAGGGCTGATCAGTGCCGTGAACAAGAGTGACATCAAGGCAGCTACCAAATTCCGCAAAACAATCTTCGAGACCGAGAGCAAAATATCAGCTCTTACGTTGGGAAAGATCCACATTCAGGCAGCGCAGTACAAACGAGGGATTCGGCACGTAAAAGACCAGGCCACCTTTGAACACCGGATGAAAACAATCCTGTTGTCCGACGTTATGAAGCAGCAGAAGGTGGAAACCAAGTTTGCAGAAAAACGAAAATCCCTAGAGGCTGGGATAGCGGCAATCAAAGATCCAGTCGAGCAGAAAAGAGTACAATCGAAGGCGACCGCTGTCTGGAAAAAACAGCAAGCACAGATTGATGCCGGCAGGAAAAAAATCACCGACTTCGCGCGCCGGGGCGGAGCACTTCCAAAGGGTCCATCTTCTCCAGCCGACTGGAGCAAGGTGGTGAACCAAGCCTCAAAAACAGTGAGTGGGACTGCTGCCGCTGGAGACCGCCTAAGACTCAGCCTGAGGCAGATCCAGATAGGATACAAGGGCGGCGCGATACCAAACGCCACCCCTCGCCGCGTCGGCGCGTTTGGAGAGATTCACGAGGCGGCATGGCGTTCCTATGGCAAGGGTGGTCAGTACGCATCTGGCCAACGATCAAACTATGAAGCGGCACTAAAGGCCGGGACGGCGCCTGCTTTAAAGCGGCAGCCCATCGGAGCCACTCGTGGTGGATACCAGGACCTACAGGACTGGGCGTCAAAATGGACCGGTGGCTTGATAGAGTCTGAAAAACATGACCTCACAGATGCAATCCGGGATGCGTACAAAGAGGCCAAGGTCCAGCTCGACATCACCATCAACCCCGGGGACAACGAAGCAACCGTGAAGACCAAGACTACCGCCCGTGGTGGCGGCCGGTTCAAGCCCACGGTTCGCTCATCGGGTGGGAAATGAGCTTCGCGAGCGGACCCAAGGTGCGCGGAGCACTGATCAACGAGGACACCGGCGAGGCGCAGGGTTTCATGTTCAACCCTCGCCAGCTCGTGGCTTCGATCCAGGTCAACTGGGACAAGGCCCCTGGCATCGGCGCCAGCTTTGAGCGCCTCGGATACAGGAACACCTCAAATCCAGAGTTCAACCTGACTCTGCTCCACAACCTGACGGCGTGGATCGCCCGCACTCGAAAACCAGGAGAGACAATTAACGCCACCAGCGCGGCAGAAATCCGCACTGAATTCGAGCGCCATCGGAATTTCCTGATCGCCCTGTGCTACCCGAGAGGTCGATGGAACGACGTGCTCCGTCGGTCGCCCCCCACAGCTCTGCTGATGTGGCCCGGGTATCTTGCCATCCGAGTGGTGATCAATTCGCTGCAGCTCACTGACAAGGATTTCAACGAGAAATCCAAGCCGATTGTGTTCGAGGCCGCGTGCGTTTTCCAGGAGCACAGGATCTACAGGCTCACGTCTGCGGACGCGTATCGCAAAGGCTTCATGCGAGCGGAGCAGGGATGACATGCAAAGAATCCCTGAATCCAGATACTACACCGCCGAGCCCTACACGGCTTGGAACGGCACAATTTTGCTCTCCGAGTATGAGCCGTTTCGTTACGTCGACCGCGACGACAACATCGTTCACGCTGCCACCGAAGGGGATTCCTGGTTCACCCTGGCGCAGATGTACTACTGGATGATCTCGATCCGGGCGGCCGGGCTGTATTGGATCGGCTGCGACTTCCAGCCAGTTCCGGTGGTGGACCCAACGCTTGCAATCCAAGGCGGGACAACGATCATCCTCCCGAGTGCGGCCGTCGTCCGCAGTGAAATCCTCGGGCTCCGGCCGGAGGTCTTCGTGTGATCGGTATCATTCGAGAGCCTCCAGCCGGGGTGGACCACTCGGCTCACGCCACATCGAGCTCGCCGCCGGTCGATCTCCTTTCGCCGCACTACTACGTGCAGGTCCGGCAGATCAACGGGACCTGGACCAACATCACCGACCGGGTTCTGGACGTCAACCACAGGGACAAGGGCGGTGGCGGAACAACGTCGCGCGTCGAGATCCCCATCAATAACTTCGACGACTGGGCCCTGAGAGAGGAGCCGATCCTCCGCAAGGGCGCCAGGTACCTCGTCTCGTACGGATACCCCGGACGGATGCGGGAGCCGGGCGAGTTCATCGCCAAAGAGCACAAGGGCGATTCCAAGACCATCACCGTGACGGCCTACGAGAGGAAGCGAGCGAAGCGGTCACGCAGTCCGAAGTCCCGCACCTGGTATGACAAGACGAGATCCGAGGTCGCCCGCGAGGTGCTGTCTGGCCACGGCCTGGATCCGCGGATGCTCCACATCACAGAAACCGTTGAGCGACTGGTGTCGATCACACAGGCCAAGGAGCACGCGTGGGAATTCGCGGAGTACCTGGCGCGGCTCGAAGGTTTCGAGTTGTGGGCTGACGAGGGCGGGATCTACTGGAAAGAGCCCGAGCGGTCAAAGCCGCCGGCGCACATGTTTCGGTATGTGCGTGGGGTCGTTGGTGTTGGCATCATCAAGGACTACTCGATCGACTCCTTTGGCGCTGGGGTTCCGGGGAAGGTGGTGCTGTACGGCCGCGACCCGCACACGAAGCGGGCGTATCGTGTTGAGGGCAGCGACGCCTCGACCAAGGGTCTGGTGGAACTCGTAGACAGCGACGACATCAAGACTGTTGCGGAAGGCGATCGATACGACGACGGCGATACTGGATATGAGATCGAACGGAACATCGGATCGCGCACCGAGCGCGAGGCGCAGCTCACTGCAGACTCGCTCTACAAGGATTACAAATACAACGCGCTCAAGCTCAACCTGACGATCTTTCTTGAGCCGTCGCTTCGCACGTTCACGAACGTTCTGGTGTGGGGCCTGAACCCCTCGCTCGACGGAATCTACTCGCTGCGAAATCTATCCAACAGGGTGGGCGCCAAGGAGTCCATCCTCGAGTTGCGCCGGGCAGGAAGAAAGAAGACCAGTGGCACTGGAGCCGATGCGGCACTTGAGAACGCACTGAGGGCGTTCTTGGGCGTGACCTCGAACATCATCCCGCTCAAAAAACTGATGACATTCATCAAGACACAGAAGTAGCGAACAATGTCCGAGCGAACCCTAGATTATGCATTCCCTGCACCGTGGCCATACGAGGGCACGGTGATAGCCCGCCGCTCGGATGGCTGGGTGAGGGTCCGCATCGACGGCGATCTCGACGAATCAGCGTGGTTTCCCGTGGTCGGCCTGCCGGCCAGCGGGAAGTCGGATCACGGCGCCGCCATCGTGCCTCCTGTCGGCGCCCTGGCTGTGATTGTGTTCATTTCTGGTGACCGTGAGTCGGGGCGGGTGATCGGCGCGCACTACGGCGACGACGAGATGCCTGCAGGGACGGTGATTACCGAGGACGGCGACAAGATCGTCTGGCGTGACGGCAGGGTTCAGATTGAGATCGACGGCCGGGCGGGCTCCACGGGGGTGAAGATCAAGGACCAGGCCGCCGACGGTGCCGGGGTGCTGCTCGATGTCAATATCGCAGATCGCTCAGCGGCCCTCAGCGGCGCGCTAGCCGTGTCCATCTCCACCACCGGGCTCCTGGCCCTCAGCGGCAGCACGGTGACGATACAGGGGCGGCCCGTCGCGCCCAAGGGGCCGCCCCTATGAGTTGCCAAGACGGACTTCTGCCGGCGCCTCCGGCCGAGACCGCGATCACCCTCCCCGCAGGGATGTCGCTGACATCTGTCCCGAGCCCGGTGGGGATCGTGGCCACGGATTTTAGCGCCATACAGTCCATCATGACCCAACTCAGCCCGGCCTTGGCTGGGCTGCAGCCAATGCTCATGCTGGTCGACGCGGTCATGGCTCTCTTCACGGTGATGGAGCGGGCCCCGGAAATCGTCACCGATCTCGATGGGTTCCTCGAAGCACTCAAAGAGGCGTCCGTGAAGATTGGAAAGTTGGCCACCCTTGCCCCGCCTCTGTCCGTGCCAGCGATGGTGGTCACAACCATCAGCGCCTGCGCCAAATACCTCACTGCCGTGATCGGCCAGCTGACAGATGTCGTTGCCGCCACCACCGACGCCCAGTCACTCATGGATCAGGCCGTCGCTGCTGGCGACACCCTGCTTCAGACCGAGGCCCAGTGCGCGCTCACCAACGCAGCCACCATGACGTCCCACGCCTCGGCCGCCATGGGGCCCATCATTGGAGTACTCGAGGCCATCACCAAGCTGATCGGGTTCCTTCCGTCGCCGGTGGATCTGCCTACGATTCCAGACACGTCCGAGATGACGGCGCAGGCGATGATCGACGCCCTGCAGCCGATCGTCGATCTGCTCGAGGCGATCTCGATCTAGGAGGCCGATATGTCAGATGAGCTCACTACCGGAAAAGGCATCAGATATCCGCTCACTCGGGAGCACGGCGACTATGCCACGGCCACCGGGGCGGATCTCATCAAGGGCAACATCCGCTGCGTGCTGGGGGTCCGGGCATCTTCGACCGATGGGGTCTACCGCGGCGAGTATCCTTGGCGGCTGGACTTCGGATCTCAAGTAGACAGGGCCCGCCACTCCAACCTCGACGAGGAGATCCGCAGGGATCTAATGCGGGTGCGCGTCGTCGACGCCATCGCCCGCTGGGAGCCCCGGGCCCTCGCGGCGCCAGGCGATATTGTGCTGGACGATATCGCTGGTGGACGCCGTGCCCGGATGACTGTTACATTCCAAGTTGATACAGGTCAGCTCGGGAACGTAAACCCCGAGGCAGTGGAGGTGGCCGTTGGCTAGAATCCTTCCAGCAGATCTCGACGTGCAGTCGAGAGACTTCGACTCTCTTAAAGAGCGAATTACCCGTGCCGTCGCAAGCGTGCACCCGGACTGGAGCGACGTGGCCATCGCAAACTTCGGCAACATCCTCCTGGAGAGCGGAGCGTTCGTTGGCGACGTCCTGGACAAGTATAGATCCGCCCAGTTTGTCGAGGCGTTCTTCACCACATGCACGCGGAGGATCAACGGGGTCAAGCACGCCCGGCCGCTCGGATATATCTTCGGTGGCCAGTCCGCCTCGACCGTCGACGTTCAGTTCGCCATCACCGGATCCTATGACGACATCCCTCTTACTGCTGGGATGATCATCCGCTCGGCCTCGGCCACCGACCCGGCGCGCTTCCAGATCCTCACCGACGATACGATCCCGGCTGGAAACTCCGCCTACAGTGTCGCGTGCGAGAACTCTCTTTCGGCCACAAAGTCATTCACGTCGAACGACCTCGCCGACCAGCGCCTGCTGCTCGACCAGAGCCCGTTCCTCTCGGTTGTTTCTATTGGCGACGACATCACCCCGGTGGGAGCACTGACGCCGTGGACCCAGGTCGATAACTTCCTGGATTCCACTGCAACAGATCCGCACTTCATAGTTTTGCTGTCCGACAACGACAGGGCCCTGGTGGTCTGGGGGGACGGAGTCGCCGGGCGGATCCCGAGCGGAGAAACCACCGTGAACTCAAAGTCAGGCGGCGGCGCAATCACTGTGGATCCCGGGACGCTAATCGTCCCCGAGTTCTCACTCACGGATATCCTCGGCGCCCCGGTCACGTTCAGCGTCACCAACCCCCTCGCGGCCAGCCCCGGATCCGCAAGAGAAACCCTCGCCAACGCCCAGAGGGAACTCCCTGGGCAGATCACCGTCAACGAACGTTCCGTCGCCCAGCCGGACTACGGCATCAACGCCATGCGGGTGTCTGGTATCGCCAAGGCGATGATCCTCACTTCGGATCAGTTCGTTGGGATCCCAGAGAATAACGGTTTCCTCTACGCGGTCGCCCGGGGCGCCCTCCTCGCATCGGGCGGATACGCAGCCGCCGCCGCAAACACGGCCCAGAAGGCCGCCATCCGGGTGCTGATCGAGGGGACATACAAGCCGACCATCACGTTCGAGTACTCGGTGGTCGACCCGATCCAGACGGTCATCCCCATCACCGCAAGGGTGCGGCTGATCCAGGGTGCCAACGAGGCCGTGGTCGACGCCGCCATCAGGTCCGCCCTGGCGGACTTCTTTGCAGTGGAGCTGGTCGATCCCGACGACTCGTCCCTCGTCATCCCGAACCCAGACTTTAAATTTGGCTGGGAGATGAAGGACGAGCTCGGGAGTGTTCGGAATATCATCGCCTGGTCGAAGCTCGTCGACACGATTCTCAACACCGCTGGCGTGGGAGAAGTCGACAAGCCCACATTCCTCCCGGTGGGCAACACCACGATCCCGTACAACGCCCACCCCGTTCTCGGGGACGTGGTCCTGATTAACGACCGAACCGGATCCCCTCTGGTGTAGAATGGCGATCTCAAACCCCAGCTTTGAGACGGCGAAGGTCCAGAGCGGAGTGGATGTCGAGTCCCTTCCTGCCGACTGGACGAAGAGCTGCGCGGCCGTTGGTTACGACGCCGCTACCTTCGGCCCGCCGTTCGAGTGGGTGGAAACCTTCGAGGCGCTCTGGAGCAGCAACGAAGATGCCCTCGACGCATTCGTCGGGGTGGGCACGGACTTGACCGAGGCGGACTTCGGCACATCCCCGCTGCAAACCGTCTACGACAGCTTCGAGCAACTGTGGCCGGACAACGAAGACGCAATCACCGAGTTCGAGTCCGGGAACCTTACCGCCGGAGTCTTCGGCTCGGCCGCAGCAGAGTTCGATTCGTTTGGAATCGAGTGGCCAGCCAGACACCCCGTGGCAGACGTCGTCCGGTTCGTTACAGCCACCGTCATCGACGCAACTCCGGCGAATGTCTATGCGCGCCTGAACGAGCTCAAGGCGGACTTCAATCTGCATGGAGCAGACGCCACTGTCCACACCTCCGCGGATGTCATGAACGTCATCGCCGCGGCCGACGCCAGCGATCTCTCCTCCGCTGTAGCTCTTGCCACGGAGCTGTGGGACGACATATGGCCGCACATCACAGACGGCGCGCTGGCGTGGCATCTTGCTGATACAGCTGGGTCGCTGTCCGCTCCATCAGACGGAGGCTTCTATCTGCCGACCACGTTCCAGCACTGCGCGGATATTGCAAACGCCCTTACCTACAGCCTCGACCTCCACTTCACTTGGGCCGATGCGTCTGGGTACGGATATTTTGTGGAATATGATCTGACTTTCGCAAACGTATTTGCGTATCCATTCGGCGCCGTGTTTGGGACATCCTCCGACCACGAAGGATTCGAGGAGAACTGGCAGAATAACCAGGCCGCGATCAGCGCGTTCGTAGGGGTGGGTACAGACCTTACCGCCGGCGACTTCACGACCGACGGCGCCCCCAACTCATACGAGAGCTTCGAGACCGAGCTCACCCTGCAGGTGATCGGGGCGCCAGCGTTCGGAACTCCACTGGACATCAATCCGGGGAGTGGGGTTCGCGTCACTGTCAGCGGAACGTTTTCCGCCACCCTAATCCTTCAGGTGCAGCGGCCCGGGCGCACCGCGTGGATCGACTGGGACACCGCAACCGCAGCTGGGGACATCGACGTCGACGAGGGATATTCCTCTGTTCGGATGTACACGCAAGCATACGTATCCGGCACTCCAGCTGCGAAGCTGAAGTGGCGCCCGATAGAAACGCTATAGGAGCCAGTCATGGCAGAAGCTGATTTCGGAGCACTCACTGGATCGCTCGCAACCTCGCTCGTAGACCGCGGGGTGAGCAACGGATTCCCGCCACCAAACGGCGGCGGTTCGTGGGTTCACGGCTGGCATTCCCTCCAGCCCGACGAGGGCGCGGCCGCCCTGTACTACCTCACGGACCCGGGCAACTTTGCCCCGCTGGCGAAGGGCGCCCGTATCTCCTGCGCGATGAGAAGGCTCACCGGGGTGGACGCGACTCCGTTCCTCTTCGTCGACCTTGAGGGGAACAGCGTCGGCGACTCGGGCTACCTGATCGGTCTCGCCCACGACGAATCCCCCGCCCGGCTGATCGTTGTGAAGGGACCTCCGTCGAGCGGCCTGCCGCTCGGGAGCCAGATCGTGCAGTCGAGCGCTTCGTACGCGGTCACCGATTGGATCCACATCCAGGTGGACATCATCCGCCAGCCGTCCGACGACGTGCTGATCAAGGTCTGGGAGAACAACCTCGGATCATTTACGGTCGGCACCCCGACGTTCGTGCTGGTGCCTGGCATGGAGGCCTTCGTCGACGACAACCTCGGCATCGCCACGGGCTCCCAGCCGTTCCTCGGTGGGTACGCAGGGCTGGGGTACTACACCAAGTCGACCGGACGGTACGCCTTCCACGACTACTTCAAGCTGGCGAGGCAATTGTAGATGGCAGCTGGTGACCAGGGCCCGCTGCTGTTCGGGCAGCTTGCAGGGCGGATCCAACCCACCGGGTGGACTGCGCCCGACGGATCCTGGGTCATCCTCATCGGCAGCGAGGACCCGGACAAAGAGGATGACATCGAGATTGGAGACACGGGCGGCTTTGAGCAGTCCGTTGATCTCACCTCCACCAAGCTTCTTACGTGGGCAATGAAACTCCGCAATTCTGACGATGCGGCGACCGTCGACTTCAAGGCGTCTCTCACTATTGGCGGGGTTGAGTTTTGGTCCGAACAGATCGCCGCCAGCGAGATCCGCGACTATGCAAAGCGCACAGTGAACACCTACGGTGTAGCTGGCGCGCAGACGGTCGCGCTGTTGCTTGAGGCGGTGACCCCGTGACATTCGTCAACCTACCCGCGTTCTGGTTCGACCTCTTCGCCGAGGACACCACGGTCGGCATCTTCCTTGCGAACCAGTATCCAGAGGGAAGCGACACCGAGGTCGATGCTGATACCAACATCACTCTGGACCTCATCTCCACAGATGCGGCGATCGTCGACGTCGCCAATACCCTGGTGTACGTGAACGGCGAACTCGCTATGGACGGCACCGGGATCGGGTTCCAGCCCGGGTGGGACGGACCTGGTTCCACAGAAGACCTGCTCAAGGTTCCTCCGGTAACCGGAAGCTTCCACGACTACCGCATCACCATCGATCCGACCACGGGCTTCACCTCCGAGCAGACGGTCACAGTTCGAGTCGTGTCCCAGACGGTCGGCGGAACCTACACGATCGACGAGTCCTACTCCTTCACCATCGAGGACCTGGTTGCCCCCCAGCTCGTCTCGGCGTTCGCCACCTACGCGAAGACCATCCGCGCGACCTTCAACGAGGACATGCTCGGGAGTTCGGCCGAGGGTGCAGACGATGCGCTCAATCCGGCGAACTACGCGATCACCTACGTCCCGGCCAACGATCGCCAGGCCGCGGTGTCCGTGGAGGTAACTTCGGTCACGCAGATCAGCGCCACCGCCTACGACCTCACGACGGACATCGAGCTGACGTTCTGGCGGGCGTACCTCCTGACCTGCGGCGCCATTGCCGACGACTCGAGCAACGCCAACGCCCTCGACGCAGATTTCCGCACCGCTGGGTTTGAATCCTGGACGCCCCCGGAGTGGCCCCCTACTCGGCGCTTCAGAATCTGGGACATGCTGGCGCAGCAAAACCGAGACGACGACGTCACCGGCGACCTGGAGCGCCTGGTCGACTGCTGGCAGGACGTTGTCTGGATGCTGCTCTGGGACGCTGATCGTCTGGAGCAGATTTGGGACGTCGACCGCGCGCAGGAAATCTTCCTGGACGCCCGGCTGCAGGACCTCGGGAACCCGCACTCCTTCGACCTGACGGAACTCCAGAAGCGGAAGCTCCTCGACGTCCTCGTTCCGAGCTACCGCCAGCACGGAACCGAGCCGGCAATCATCAACCTCGTTCGGTTCTTCCTGGGGATCACGGTCACGGTCTACGCCTATAACTCGTTCGAGTACCGCTGGGTCCTTGGCCAAGACGAGCTCGGGCAAGGGACGATCCTCGGTCCTGGCGCTGGCACCGCCGACCTCTACACGTTCGTGATACAGTCTCTGACGGATCTCACGACCGAAGAACGACGGTTTATCGGGTTGATCGCCGACGCAACGAAGCCGGCCCACGAGCACTACTTGATTCAGGACCCGAGCGACGCAGTCACCTGGGACCACTGGCAACTCGGGTTTAGTGTGCTTGGCACAGAAACGATCCTGCATTAGAGGGAAACCATGGACAGACGAAAATACCACCTCAACCAGCTCGTTGACGACGACGATCTCAACGCCGGAGAGACCAATACCTACAACGCCATCGGAAACCTGATGTCGGACATCGGGATCTTCGGTATCATCTCAGGCGGTGACATCACCGAGCAGGCCGCCCCGAGCATGTCGGTGGACATGACCACCCCGTTCATCGGCTACGACCAGGACGGCGAGCGCATCTACAAGGCCACCGGCGACGTCATCGTTTGCAGCGTGGACTACCTCGGAAACCCGACGGTGCCGTCGACACCAGGCGACGGCGTCTGGATTTCAATCCATGGCCGCTTCACCTACACCGAGGAAGACCCGAAGGTCATCAAAGGGGACACGAAGTACCTCACATGGAAAGAGTCCTACGAGTGGCGCGTGGTCGCGGGCACCGCAGCGGCGACTCCGGGGCACACCAAGCCAGCCAAGCCCGCCGACGCCATTTTGATCGCCGACATCGAGTTGATCTTCGGCCAGACCACGATCCTCACTGCCGACATCAACGAGTCCCGCAAGGACACATTTGTGTTCACGGCCGCGACCGGAGTTTCTGTCTCGGGCGGAGCCTGGACAAAGCTCGACGCCGCCGTGCTCAACGTGCAGACGGCCCTCGACTCCGCGGACAACGAACTCATTTCGCGTGACGGTTCGGGCGACGTCGACCAGACAATTCTCCCCGATGGGAACACTCGCGACCTCGGGTCTGCGGCGAAGGTGTGGGGCGAGCTTCACGCCACCGACATCACCGTCTACAACGCCATTCTCCCGAGCGCAACGGGCAAGGCATTCGGCTCGGCTGGGGCGCGTTTTGATGCTTGGCTTGAGGATGCACTGCTCTATGGCACACTAGCCCTTTCTTCATCTCGCACACCCTCGCTGATCATCGGAACGGAGAATGCCACCATTGAGTCCGGCGGGTGGATTCACAACGGAGCGAACCTCGACTGCACCAATGACCTTGGGTTCACGAACATCCCCTTGATCGGCATTCCGGATGGCGTCACCATTACCGACGTCGATATCCGTTGGCAGCAGGCCGCGGCAGGAACAGGCGACACCGCCGCCAAGCTGTTCAAGCGCACCTTGATCGCAGGCAGCACGCAAGTCGGCGGCACGCTCACGATCGGTGGATACGGATCGTTCAGGACAGATGGCCTCTCCGGATTGTCAGAGGTGGTGGACCGGGCGACTAATCACTACTTCATCCAGCTTCAGGCTGGCCAGGGATCCACCTATAACGCGGCCGCCGTCAAGATTTCATATACGTGGACAAATCTCTTGGCTGCTCTCGATGCCTGTTAACAAAAAGAGAGAACCTCGGTGCTGGCCCCCTAGTGCTTGACACTGTTCACAGCCCATGTATTCTTCTTACGGGCAATACAGCCCACAAACAGACAGACAGGAGAAAGACATGTACGCGAAATTAATAGTTTGG